GTTCGTATTCCTTTTTTATGTTTTGCGCCCGCCGCTCCGTAAACTTCGCGGCGGATTGCAAGATTTACCAGATTACACAGGCGGGAACGCCCGCACACGCGTAGCACGCGTAGTAGTAGTTGTAGAGGTAGCCCGTGGCGTTGACAATCCACGCATCAAACGAGTAGCCCCGATTGGCCGACCGCAAGCGGCAATAGACCGCCGAGCCGTGATTGTTGACCGCGAACTGTCGACGAGCACGCGCAATCCTGCACTTTGTGGCAAGATAGATGTAGTACGCCTCCGTGATTTCGGCGTAGGCCGTGTTGTTCCACCGCCACATCTTTTTAGTGTCAGTGTCGAAGTAGACATTGGCCGCGTTGCCTGTCGCGGGGAATGAGGCGTATGTGCTCTCCACAATTGTCTTAGACAGGTAGTCCGTATAGCTCCTGTCGTCGTTGTTCACAACCCCAGTGTATGCACCCGTATCGTCGCGCCAAGCGTATACAAATCCGGTGTCTTCGGCTATGTATGCAACTCCCGACGCGCCAGCAACGGGGAAAGAGGTTCTGTCCGCGAAGTTGCTGATTACGCATCCCGCGTCCAGCATCGCCCCATAGCACATGTCGCGCCAGTAGGGGAAAGTGCCTCTCTCGTTGGCGTTCACATTGCCATACATCTCGTTGCCGGACGGCAGCCAAAATTCGTCAAGTGTAGTATACACCGTGGATGGATTGTTCGGCCCGTCTGTGTTTGAGTTTGGCCATGTGGGAATCTTAACCTTCTTCACTGCTGCGAGGAGGTCTGGCGAGCAGCCGCGCTTGTAGCCGTAGCGCGTCCAATGCTGCGGCGGCTGAATCTGCCCCGCGTGCTTCTGCGTCCACCATGCGCCGATGTCCGCGTCGGAGTTTAGATACTGGCGATAGGCCGAATCGCGCCAGTTGTTGTGCCCGTAGCGAATCGCATTTTTTACATAATCGCCGCTCGACACATTGAGGGAGGTTCTGAACACAAGGAAATATGTTGCATAGACTGTATCGAGCGAATCTCCTGCGGACAGCGATGTCTGCTTGGTCATGTCCGCTTCGAGCGTGTCGATTGTGACCATGCTCCAGTTTGTAGAGCCAGTCCACGCTCCGGCGGTGTACGACCCCGATTTGCGCTTGTATATGCGCGTGTCCCCTGCGACAGGGTCGGAATAGTAGACTAAATCATTCTCGGCATAGCTCGTACTCGTGCTGTACGCTGGAATCTTGCCGTCCGTGAGGTTGCCGACCGCGCCATCGAACTTGGAGGAATCCCAATCAGCGCCAACTGTTGTCGCGGCCTTGCACCTGTACAGCTTGCCGTCGTATGTGTAGAACTTGCCGGAAGCGCAGGCCGTGTCGGTGTCGAAAGCCCTGACCGTGAATCCGTAGTAGTATATGCCGTCCTGCGCAACAGACTCTGTGGCGATATCCTGATTGCGCTCGTCGAAAGCAATGGACTCCTGCGTGGCCCACTCGCGCATCATCACCGCGCCGACATGGGTTTCGCCGTCCTCGCCCTCGAATGCGTCGATGTCCACGCATATCATCGGGTTGCTCTGCGCAGTGCCGCCCTCGGTGGTCCACGTGTCGAGTATCTTCGCGCCTATTAAAGCATCCTTGATGAACGCAATCGACGCCGCGTCAGCCTCTGATGCCGTGTCGCCTTCGTCTATTCGCTCCGCATACTTGTCGGCGTAGAGGCGCGACACCGCAGTCTGTATGTGCGAGTAGGTTGTGAGGCGGCTGACGCCGTTTGTCCATCCGGCGTCGAGGTATGTCAGCGTTAGATATGTCACATTGTCCTCGGCATATCCATCGGCTGTCGTAGGCGAGAAATGGTATGGAACGGAGTCCGTTATGTCTACATGGTAGTGCATTCCGGGCGGAACAACAAACGCGACTGGCGAGCCGTTGTAGTTTGTTGTTGCGACCAGAGTTCTGATTCCGCCGTCCGCGACCTCGTAGATGCTTACTGTCTGGTTCTCGACCGCCACATCGTCCTGCGTAAGCGCAGTGACGACGACGCGGTTGCCCAACTGCACCATCGCCATCTGCTCTTCGAGAGTTGTGATTCGGTACGCTAGGTTTGTGACCTGCGAATATGTCGCGGCACGAACCTTGTTGGTTGTTGTGGTCGCCGCATCAAGGCGCGGCGTTGCAAATAGTGCCGTCGCAAGCGCGAGGCATAGTGCTGTCAGTTTTTTCATTGTTTATTGTTCCTCTGTTGTTGTTATTTTCACAAAATAGATTTCATCATCGCTAACTACGTCAATGAACATATCGGATGGCACTGTCGGTACATCCTCCTTGAGGGCTAGTGTGCCATTTTTGTCCGGCAAGGTCAGATACGCCGCGCCATTCATAATGCTACCATAGCCGTATCTTGTGAACGAGCCCGAATTTTTGTCGTAGACATCAATAAATGTCCCGCCCGCCTCGGCGGAGAATTCTATATAGTAGCCATCGCCAAGCGTCGGGAACAATATTGTCTGCGTTCCGGTGTTGCCGAGCTTTCCGGCGAGCAAGCCTACCATTACGCCGTGCAGGGCGTTAGTCGATGAATCGGTGTAGCTCTTCGCGTTGCTGACGCCGTTTTTGAGCGCGTTGGCTGTCGGGGCGTACGATGTCGAGGACGATGTGTAGGTGTCGTTCAGCTGGACTATGCCGGATTGCGAAGTGGAGGCAGAGCGCACGGTTTTCTTCGTCGCGGTGATTACGCCGTTCGCGTTCTGCGATATTGTGTCTATGAACTGGTATGTGTTGCCGTTCGCCGACGGGCTGCTGACGGCGCTCTGCGTCGGCTTGTAGCTTGCCAGCTCCATGCGGCGGACGACGCCGTTGTTTGCGGTCGTGCTCCAGTCGAAGTCGACTGTGGAGCCGTTGCGGTGGACTGCGACGCCGTTGTGGGCGTACGATGTGTAGTCGTCGCCGTTCTTTGTCCGTATGCCGCCGTAAGGCCCTCCAGTCTGTCCGTCCACGGAGCTTGCGACGGGGAAGACGATTGTGTTCCCCGCTTCGACCTCGTGGAATCCGGCGGTCGCAAGGATGAAGCTGTTGAGCGAGAATGTGTATGCGCTGTTCCACTTGGTGCGCTCCGCCGCCGTTATGTGAACCGTGGTGTTCCCCGTGTGATTTGTGAGGTCGGAGCCCTTGGCGAAGCCAGCCGCCGTGCGCACCTGCGCGAGCGTGTTGGTCGGCGGGACATCCCACCATTCCGTGTTCTCCGTGACGGCCGGAGCGGTGAGCGCGAATGCGATAGCCGCCGCCGCGACCGCGATTCCGGCCAGTATCTTTCCTGTCTTGTGCTTCATGAGCCGTTTTTCCTTTCTGCTTTGCAAGTCGTTTCTTCCTCGGTGCTCCTACTGCGCCACCTTGCCGCCGAGGGCCTTCCACAGCCTCTTTGTCGCATCCGCGACCTCGCGGGCTGTCGGAGCGTCCGGCATTTCGTCGCCGTCCATCGCGTTTGCGATTGCGTCGATCTCGTCCTGGAGCTGCTTTGCGCTCCTGAACTGGTCGAGGTTCGCTGGCGTTCCCTCGCCGAGGCCGAGGGGCCATTCGCCGACGGTATGCTTGGTAGAGAAGTGGAGCTTGCGGACGCTCCCGATGTCGTCAAGAACCATGTCGCATTCGATTTCTCCGCCGCCAGCCGCCTTGAGGGCTTTCAGCATCCGCACGGTGTTTAGATTTAGGGCGAAAACGAGGTCGTCGCCGTCAACGGAGAAGGCGTCGTCGTCGGCCAGAGGAAACAGGGCGACGGCGACCCCTGCGTAGATTAGCCGGAAGCGGAGGTCTTGCGTAAGGATTTGAGCGCAGGAAACGAGCCGGACGGCGATGTGCTCGCCGCCGCTCATCCTCCCCGAAGCCCTCGCGGACTTCGTTTCAAGGTCTGGTGTTATGGTCAGTTCAGCCATGTCTCTAGCCTTTGCCTCGTCCGTAAACTAGCCGTAAGCGTCAAGCGACAGCCCCCCCGAGGGCGACCCAGATGCGCTTGAGCGCCTCCGCCGTCTGCTTCTGCGTCGGGACGGATGCGATTGTGCTTCCGGCGAGGATGTTGTCTACGACGAGCGTTCTTTCGACAAATAGGTCTTGCTTCTCGGTCGTGCTGACGGCGAGCGAGAATGTTTCCGTGGCGAGAACCGAGCCGGACACGGTGCTTCTGTATTCCACGACGCATTGCGTGTAGGATTCGCCGGATATGCTCGTCACCTTTATCGAGCATTGCCCGCTGGACGCGAACTTGTCTGTCGAGAGAGCCTTTGCCGTGCCAAGGAAAGTCTCGTCCAGCTCCATGAAATCGCCCGCGAGCGTCGTGTCATCAATCTCTATGCCGACGGCCATCCTTGCGTCCGTGCCGACGACGAATATCGGCTTCCTCTTCCATTCGGCGGATGACCCAGACCTCTCGTATCTGTAGAAGCGGAGGGCATAGTAGGTCGTGTCCGGCTCTTCGTCGTAGTCAAGGTCGGCGTCATACCAAGGCTCTATAACCGCGCCTATCTTCCAAGTGACGCCCCAATTGCTCCCGCCGCTGCCAGTCACGGTCGATGGAGCTGTTGCGACTGGCGCGTTGGATTTTAGAAGCGTCTTGACGGACAGGTCGGGAAACACGAAGTGCTTGCGCTCCGAGTCCACAATCGCGTGGGAGTATTCGGCAGAATCGCTTGCTGGGCCAGTAGGCCCAATAGGGCCTGTGTCGCCAGTCGCCCCTGTCGCTCCGGTCGGCCCTGTCGGCCCCGTGTCGCCTTGAGGGCCTGTGCTTCCGGTCGGGCCGACGGCTCCGCTTTCTCCTGTCGGGCCTGTTGCTCCTGTCGGGCCAGTCGCGCCAGTTTCGCCCTGCGGCCCTGTTGCGCCGGACGGCCCCGTGTCGCCTTGCGGCCCCGTCGCTCCCGTGGAGCCTGTCGGCCCCGTGGCCCCCGCCTCGCCTGTCGGGCCAGTCGGGCCTTGGACGCCCTGTGCGCCGGATAGGTCGGTTATGAAGCGGAACTCCGTGGCCGTCTTGAGGTAGACCTTGGCGTTGTCCGGGTCTGATTCGGTCGAATCAATGGCGACGAATCCGTAGAGTGGGACATCGGTGCTCGTCTCGAAGTCGGCGTTCATGGCGGCGACCGTGCCGTATGTCTTGTAGATGCGGAAGGGTGCGCCCTCTTCGCCGCGAGGCCCCGTTGGCCCGGTCGCGCCAGTTGCTCCCGTCGCTCCTGTCTCTCCGGTCGCGCCCATCGGGCCAGTCGGCCCCGTCGGGCCGCTGTCGCCAGTCGGCCCCGTGCCTCCCGTCGGGCCTGTCGAACCAGTCTCACCCTGCGGTCCGGTCGGGCCAGCCGCGCCTGTTGCTCCCGTTTCGCCCGTTGCGCCAGTATCGCCTGTCGGGCCTTTCAGCGCGGCGATCTGTTCCGGCGTGAACATCGAATATGTGAATGCCGCGCCAGTTGGGCCTGTTGGGCCGCGCAACGCCTCCTTCTGCTCGGTCGTCAGGTCGTCGAATGTCATCGCCGCGCCTGTCGCGCCTGTCGCACCAGTCGGGCCTGTGGGGCCTGTGGGGCCGACGGAGCCCGTTTCGCCAGTCTGTCCTGTCGGCCCTGTGGGGCCTGTTGGCCCTGTGTCGCCTGTCGGGCCTGTGTCGCCCGTGCTTCCGGCTGGGCCTGTCGGGCCAATGTCGCCTGTGTCGCCCTTAGGGCCTGTCGCGCCAGTCTCGCCCGCGTTGCCTTTTTCTCCAGTAGGGCCTGTTTCCCCCGTGGGGCCTGTCGGGCCTATCGGGCCGGTTGCCCCCGTCGCTCCCGTTTCGCCAGTAGGGCCGACAGGGCCAGTTGCGCCAGCCTCTCCGGTTGCTCCCGTCGGGCCTGCCGCCCCCGTGGCTCCGGCATCGCCAGTATCGCCCTTTGGGCCTGTAGGGCCAATGTCGCCCGTATCTCCTTTGGGGCCAGTCGCGCCAGTCGGGCCGACTGCGCCCGTCTCTCCCGCCGGGCCTGTGTCGCCTTTCGCTCCCGTTTCGCCAGTAGGGCCAGTAGGCCCCGTGTCGCCAGTAGGCCCTGTACCTCCCGTCTCTCCCGTCGGGCCAGTAGGGCCAGTCGCTCCGGCTTCACCCGTCGGCCCTGTGGGGCCAATAGGCCCTGTCGGGCCTTGCCCTCCCGTATCTCCTGCTGGGCCTGTCGGGCCTGTATTTCCGGCTGGGCCAGTCGCGCCTGTCGGGCCAGTCGCACCGACGGGGCCTGTATCTCCCGTGTCGCCTTTTGCGCCCGTCTCGCCTGTAGGGCCTGTGTCGCCTTTCGGGCCAGTAGGGCCTGTCGGGCCGACATCGGCCTCGGAGACATTCTGCGGTTGCGCAAGGACGCGCAATATACCCGTGCCGCTCCAGTAGGCCTCGTCGCCCACCATCACGGAAATGGAGTAGTGGAAATTGCCCTCGGTGTCGAAGAAGCCGCTCCTTATGCGGCAGCGCCAAACGCCGTCCGCGATTTTCTCCATCTCGAACGCCGTCCCGTTCTCGTCGAGGAGGTCGGCGCGTGTGAATGATACTGCGGATGCTTCGGAGGGAACGCCACGCACGACGAGAAGCAGGGCGGAGTTCTGCCCCGTCTGTAGTTCCGCAAGGGTCGTCGCGGGGCGCGTCGCGTCTATTGTTAGCGTTCTGTTGTACATTGGGCTAGTCCTTCATTGAAAGCCGCCTCCGTCAACCGCAGGCGGGGTTTGTATTTACTGTTGGCCTCCGGCGGGTTGTCCGCCGCTGTCGAATCGGCTCCACAATTCCGCCGTCTTTTCCTCTACCTCCGGCCAGTATTCGGAGTTTATGTTGCCGCCGGAGCTCGTATTCGCTCCAGTCAGCGTCGGGAATTCGTATTCAACAACGAGGAGCAAGCAGGTCTCGCATTTGCTGTTGTAGTACCAGTTGTAGCCGCCTGACATCTGACGTGCTATCGGCGGAACTTCGCACTCCCATATCTCACGGCCCTCGGTGTTTATGCTCCATATATCCTCGTTGATATAGCTGGGCATCAAGGCGAGACGCGTGGCGTATCTGTCGTTGTATGCGGCGGCGTATGCGTCGGCCCTCGCCTCTTCCGCCCGTCTTATCGCCGCTTGCCGCGCTTCCCAATTCTCAATCTGTCTTGCCGCCTCGTATGCTGCGTTGTATGCGTCGTTTGCGGCGGCGTATGCTTCGTCGAAAGCGTCGCCAGCCGCATCCCACGCGTCGGTATATTCCTTTTTCTTCGCGGCAATCTCGTCGGCCTTTGCATCGGTTATGGCATCCAACTCATCGCCCATCTCGTCGCTCAACCCGTATCTATTCGTCCAATACTCATCCCATATTGCATCCGTGACATCATATCTTTCGTTCTCCCTCGTCCTAATGGCCGCGTCCCTGCTTGACCGGATGGAGTTTATCTGCGTGTTTGCAGAGCTTCGAATGGACGACTTGCTCGCGTTGGCGGCGCTCTGCATGTCTGCGATGCTGGCGCGAACCTCGCGTAGAATTTCCGCTTTTTCGTCCTTGTCCTCCGTGGCATCAATCCGTATGTTCGCCTCGATGCTGGCACCCTCGATACTTCTGATTAGCTGGAGGTCGACTTCCGCTATCTGCGCGTCTCGCGAAGCCTCAACAGCCTCAATCTGTTCTTGGAATTGCTCGGTTATTTCGGCAATATCAGAATCGCATTCTGCAACGGCTGCATTGTACCTCTCGATAAATTCGGAATAGACTCTCCTATATTCGTCAAAGTAGCGGTCGTATATCGCGTCAATGGCTTCACATTCACTCTGACAGGCGAGGCCTTTCTTCGTGAAGTTTACGACGCGCCACTGCCATTTGTTGCCTTTGAAATAGTGCCGACCGTCAAAATGCTCCAAATCGTCGTATGTTGTTTTAGTCTCGTTCTCCGAAACCTTGATAATGCCTTTTACACTCTTGATCTTGCCAACCGTGTATCGTGTGCCTAGACGGACAAAGAATTTCGTGCCGCCTCCGGCAATCGCGTAGTTGTATTGGTATGGCTGCGGATAACTCTCTGGGTCGCCATTGCCGTACGCAACCCTCGATGCGTCGGCGTTGCCGTTGCCGAATCCGCCAAGCGTGTGGTGGTGTGCGCCGCAATCAACATTCATTCGGTAGTCTTGGTATGTGACATAGCTCTGGACATTCCATGTCGCATAGTATGGCTGCCGCGACATACCGACCTTCCACGAACCCTTGTAGAGCATCATGTCGCCGTCGGCGAACAGTCGCTCCAGAACGCGCCACATGTACGGCATGAATATGTGTGCGTTGCGATAGTTCATGAAGTTGTCAATTATATGGCTTTTTAGGGCGAGGTTCCTGATGTCATGGTCTACGCCAGTGCATTCTTCGTGCCCGTCGCAGTTTATCCTGTATTGACACGATTCCTTTACCGTGTCGTAATACGCCTTGTTGTTAAGGTGCATCGTGCCGCGATACAGGAATTCCGCATCGTCCAATGCCTTGTCGTAGTTTTCGGAATTCGCATCCCACGCCCTACTGTATTCGGCGCTGGCCTCGTTTATGAATTTTTCTGTTGCGGCGTCTATTTCCGCAACGCGCCTGTAGTATCTGTAGTTGTTTTCCGATATGGCCTTGGCACAGGCGTCCTTTGCCCTCTGTATTCTTTCGCCCTTGTTGTCCTCGTCATCCTCCTCGATTGCCTCTATTTCCGCATCCCGCGCCTCTTCAAGGGCCTCGTTTGCCGAGTCAAGGCTGTCCTTTAGCTGGTTCTTGGTTGCCGTGTCGCTCGACTGCCTCTGGCGATATTGGTCGTATGACGCGTTATACTGGGCCGAAATCCTGTCGTTCTCCGCCACATATGCGTCGTAGGCCGAACTTCGCGTTTCGCTATATATGTCCTCCGCCTCCTCGTCCGCTTCGTATCTTGCATCGCCCGCATTGTCGTCTATGTAGAACTCCTCCCACGATGTGTCGTTCGATTCCTCGGCATATCCTCCTTTCTCAATCGTCTGTGCCGGAAAGGCCATGTCTTTGCGCCAAGGCAGGAGAAATCCGTCGCCAATGACACCGCTGTTGCTGCCGCTCCCGCTTGCGGATACAATAACGCTGGATTTGGACGAGGAATGGTATATCACCACGCCGTTTGAGAATATGTTAAATATCCCTAAAACATCCAAGTAGCCCAGAAGCGACTCGACTATCGAATCCCACGCGCCGTTTCCGCAAATCTTCTGTATAGTTTCGCCATAACGAAGGCGGCCTGTCGTTTCGCTCAAGAAGTCGTCTTTCTGTCGCGGGAAATCGCGCTCTATGACGGCCTCCTCAAGAAACGCCTCGTCCTCGCCACGGAATATGCGCTTCTGATTGCGCAACGGAAGAATGCTGCCGTCTATTCGTATCTTGCGCAGGGCTTCGGCGGGGACGAAGCGGTATTGCTCCTTCGAATCCAACATTTCGCAAAGCCTCCCTACGAATTGTACCAAGGAACATTCGTCACGCGGAATCGGTTGTCGGCCGTTGGCACATTGTCTGAAAGATTGTAGATTGAAATGTAGGTGTTGTCGTCGTCGTTTTCCTCCGCGTCCTCCGCATCAATCACCTCGACCTCGAACTCTTCCTCCTCGTGCGTTATGTGGACCACAACCTCCGTGAAGTCCGAAATATCCGTGTCGTCGGCGATGTCGAGAGTTTCCCTGCCGAATATGAAATGCTGCTTCGTTAGATACGGCTTCCATTCCGCATCCTTTGAATTCACATTGTCGTCGGTCTTGTATGTTATGGAAAGCGTAGAATAGTCGTCCCTCGTAATTGTCTGGCCGGACGTGTACCATTGGAACGCACTCCTGTTTTTTACGGTATTGCCGTCCCTGTCCTCGCTCTCCGTGATGTATATGGAGCCCACCTGCATAACACCGCCGCTAAATACGGTCTTGACCGCATCGCCCGTGCTTTTCGTTGTGACTTCGCAGAGGGGCCAAGGGGCCATCCTTATCCTCACAGACCAAGACAGCGCGGCGTGTCCGTCCAATGTCGTCGAACTTGCGTCCGCAATCTCCGGGTCTGGAATCTTGTACCATTGGTATATTTCGTTTCCTTCATCGTCCGTCGCAGCGTCGTTGGCCGGGATGAAGGCAAGCGTCTGTTGCGATTTCGTCCCGAAATACGACCGAAGGGACAGGCATCCGTGCGGCATGTAAATCTGCCACTCTCCGGCGTTCGGGTTTGGGTGCTCTGGGTCTGTGTCGTATGAGAACCACCTTATCGCAAACGGCTTCAACGATTCCTTTGTGACAGTCGTTGCCGCGACCCCTCCGGGAGTGCCGTTTATCCTCGTCCCGTTCGGCGTGTAGTCGACGGTTATGTTCTTTCCGGCGATTATTCGGCTCGCACGAAGCTCGCGGATGATGTCTCGGGCGAAGTTCGCGGAAAGGCCCTCGCCGACGATAGGGGTGTTTGGCGTCCTGCGCATTCCGTCGTCCTCCCGTTAGTTCTCGTCGGCATCCATGTAAATCCACGCGTGGGTCTTGTCGTTCGTGAAAACCCACTCCTCCTCGCGCTGCCAAGTGCCGTCCGCGTTCTGAACATACCTGTCCTTGGACTTGTACCAGCCCTGCGTGCTTGTCGTGTTGTAGCCCTGTATCTGGAAGCCGAAGCCGTCGTCCCACTTGCCGATGTTAGTGGAATAACGAAGCGTCCCCGAAAGCTCGTGCGTCGTGTCGTTCTGCGAGAGGCCCGGAGGCTCCTTGAGGTAGAGCGATATCTTCGACACGACGGGGAGGTAGACATTGTATGTCTCGATTCCGGCGATTACGGCCTTGCAGTATTTTATGGCGGTCGCATCCGTAATCTCCGTGTAGGGGGCGTATGGCGACGAGGCGCTGCCGGATTCGTCGAGATAGACGAACTTGTCGCTGTCCCTGTCGTCGCCCCATATCACACGCGCACCAGCCGCCGTCTCGTTCCATCGCTGGATGTATTGGAGGCTTCCGGCGTTCCTTCGGAAGAGCGGATGCGACATGAGGCTCTTCTGAACCTCCTGCATGTCGATGTTGTAGGTGATGTGGTATGGCTGGCTTGTCGATTGGGCGTAGACTAGGTTTGCGCGGAGGACGCCGACATCGCCTCCCTCGCGCTGGCAAGCGAGCGTCTTTATCCTGTAGCCGAAGAAGGTGTCGCCCTTTGATGCGTTCACGAGAAGGCCCGCGTCGTCGCCCGCGCCCTTCGACCGTATTATGTTCTCGAGGACATTGTAGCGACCGACAATCTCGACTTCTAGCGTCGTGTTGTCGCTCTTGGTTATCGTCCGCACCTCTGTAGGCGCGGAGCCGTGAGCAATCTCACCTATGTAGTTGGTAGCCATGCCTTTCGTGTCCTCCGTTTGTGCGCCGCCGTCGGCGCGTTCCCGCTACATCCCCCACCTCGCCGAGCCGGGTGTTTCGAGCCTTCTGCCCTGTCGGTTGTTTACTAGCGTTCTGACGAGCGGGGTCAATTCGGTAATCTTGTCAGCAGTAATCCTCGTGTTCTTCGCCGTGGCCTGTCCCGCGCCAACATCTCCTCCGAGGCCCATAGCGGTGAGGCGGTTTCCGCCACCGCGCATCTGCGACATCATTTCGGCGCGTCTGTCGTCGCCCTGCATTTCGGCGCGGAACATCCGCTCCTCTGCGGCGCGTAGGTTCCCACGGTCGCGGACGATAAGGCCCTCAAGGCGCGAACGCTCGCGCTTGAAATCGTCGGACAGTTCGTTTTCGTGGACATCTTTCAAGTCGCCGACCTGCTCGGTGAAGGGGCGCGTAGAGTTTATCCGCGCTAGCTCCTTCTCTTCCGCCTCCTTTAGAAGCGCAAGGTCTGAACTAAGGTCGCCCTCGGCGACTGTTATGCTGTCGCTGGCGTGCTTCCTCGCCATGCTCGCGCCGCCCCTCGCCTCCAGACGGCCCCACATCTGTTCACGGGCGGCCCTCTCCTCCTCCCATTCCCTGTCCTCGAGCTGCCATTTGCGGTCGCGGTCTTGGGCGGCAATCTCACGCTCCTTCATGGTCTTGGCGGCCTCCTCCTCTGCCTTTGCGGCTTCGAGTTGCGCGTTCGCGGCCTCTATCTGCTTGTCGTAAATCGCGCCCTTGCCTCCAAGGCCCTCGTTCTGGCTTTTCAGGTCGGCAATCTCCTGCGAGCGGGACGAACTCTGCTCACGCGCCTCCCTTGCCTTCGCCTCAAGCTCCTTGGCGATTTCGTCTGCCGTCTTGCCCTCCAGCTTCTGCCCGAAAGCCTCGGCAAACCAGTTCTTCGTCCGTTCGCCCCACGCGGTGGCGTCCACACCCTCGTCGCCCTGCTGGCGCATCTCGTGCGCCATCTCCAAGGCTTGCGCACGCTTCCTTTCGGCGGCTTCGTTGGCCTTTTCAAGCTCGGCAATCCTGTCGTTGTTGTTCTTTATCGTGCGCTCGTTGTCCTCCTTGGCCCTATTGGCCTCGGTGACGGCGACATCGCGCGTCCTCTGCGCCTGTTCGAGCCTGTATTTGCGCTCGATGGCCGTGCGCTCCGCGTCAGACAGGGCGGCCGCCTCCTCAAGGGACTTGTTGCGTTCGAGCTGCGCGTTCGCTATGTCGCGCTCCGCGTCGGCTATCGCCCTCGCGTTGGCTATCTGCGTAGACTGCAAATCCACGCCGCGCTGGCGTATGCGGTTCTGGTTCTCAAGGCGCTTGTTGATGTTGGCAAGGCCCTCGGCCACGGATTCGGCGTTGCTTCGCGCAACCTTCTCCATGCTCTCCTGCATCATCTTGCTCAACTTTGAGAAGATGGCGACCGCCCCTGCTATCGCCGCGCCGACGAGCGCGAACATTCCGGGGAACTTAGTGATGAGGGAGCCAACTCCCTTGATGCTTTTCGCCCATCCCATTATTGTGGACGAAACGCGCTGTGCCTCCGGCGCGATGCTGCCTATCGCATCGGCGACCTGTTCGGCCGCGCCCGCGATGTCGCCCTTGGGCTTTATGTTCTTTATGGCCTCTCCGGCCTTGAGGAGGTTCGGGAGGAGCTTGCGCGATGTCACGCTGTCGAGGCCCTGCGCCTCCTTCGTCGCGGCCTTGAAGTGCTTTGCCATGTCGGCGAGCGCCTTGGTGTCTATGGCGTTGCCGCTTGCCAGTATCTTCTGAATCTCCTTGAGCTCGTCGATGAAGGCTTGGCTTTCGGGCAGCGCGTCCTCGGCCTCCTTCGCCATCGTCGCAATCGCGTCGGCGAACTCCTGCGCCTGTTCGTCTATGTCGAGCTTCTGGCGGAGCTTGTCGAGCCCGTCGCCGCTTCCTGGCTTTATGTTCGTGTAGACAGCGCCGACCTTTTCAAGCGCATCGGAAGCGCCCTTGCTCGTCGCCGCCGTCGCCGCCAGGGCCGCGTCGAGCTTCTTCACGGTGTTGGATGCGCCCTCGCTCCCGTTCAGCAGCTTTTCAATTGTCGCGGCGAGGCCGGAAAGCTCGTCCTCTGAAACACCTCCGGCCCTTACGCTGTCCTCGATTGCGGCGAGCCTCTGCGCTCCGGCCTTCGCGCCGACGGTCCCCATTCCGCCGAGGCGTTCGCGCATCTTCGCGCTCTGGTCGAGGAACTTCGCCTTGCTCGCCTCCGCCGCCGCCTCCGCTGCGGCCTTGGCCGCCTCGCGCTGCGCCTGTGCCTCCGCCCGCTCCGCCGCCGAAAGGGCCGTAAGTATGTTCGTGAACTTCTGCGAGTTCGCCGCTGCAATCCTCACCGCGCCGGAATACTGGCCTATTACGTCCGTCGTGCCGTTCGCGGACTTCGTTATCCGTATGAGCTGGTTGGCGAGTGTTTCGGCCTCCTTCGCGCCTATCTGGCCCGACACCACGCCGCTCCTTATGGCCTCCACCTGCTTGGAGAACGCCTTGGCCGCGTCCGTTCCGATTGACTGCGCCTTGCGGAGAACGAGGTCGAGCGTCCGCGTCACCTTGTCGGTGGCGGTCTTTATGCTCGCCGCGTCGGCCTTCGCGCCGACCTTTATAGTCACATTGCTCGATTCATCGGCCATTGGTCGCGCACTCCCTACTTGGCTTCCGCCTCCTGAATCGCGTTTATCTCGCGTATCATAATCCGCTCGTAGTAGTCAGGCCCGCCGTTCTCGCCGCCGTGCCTCTGCCTTGCGACGGAAACGAGCGCGAGAGCCGTTGCGACGGGCGTTGCCATTGCGTCCGCGACGCTCCATCCGTATTCGCCGCAAAGCGCCTCCACTATCTCAAGCGGCCAGCCGAATCCGCGAGGGGCGGAATACGCGCATCCGCCGTCCTTCTTCGCGGCCACGAATGTCTTGAAAGCGGCGACGATGTGCCCGTTCACCGCCTTTGAAATCCGCGCCACGCACTTCGCCTTGCCGCGAACCCATCGGCCCGCCTCCCTAGCGGAGCGCTCCATGTCGCGCATTGCGGACGCGACCTCCGGCGGACGCTTCGACAACAGCCACGCCGCGATGAGCGAGTGGGAATCGTCGAGGTTCGCGCCGAGGTCGCACCCCCAGGCCTCGAGGGCAGCCGCGTGGGCGAGCGTGAAAGGTTGCAGACGCAGGGCGGAGAACCGCCCCGTCCTGCATACCTCCGTCCCGCCTGGGAACAGGGCGAGTATGGTTTCGACCGGAAGCAACCCAGACGCTCCAAATTAGTGCGAAGAGGCGGGGATGTCCGGGTACTGCTTGATGGTGCAGGAAACCTTGGCGGCATCCTCGTTGGACCAAGTGCCCTCGAATGTCTCGACGCGCATGGAGCCAGTCGTGTTGACCGGAACGCTGATGCCGGAGAAGGTTGCGACATCGCCTTTCTTGACGCTCTGGATTGCGCTCTTGGACGCCTTGGCGACAAGGCCCTCGACGGAAAGCACGTCGAATGTCTCGGGTATCACGAGCGAGATGATTGTTCCCGCAGGGCCGCGATACTCCTTGACCTCGCCGTCCTTCGATATCCTCACAAGAGTGGGGTATATCGCCACCCCCGCGACCGTGATGGTCTGCTTGGGGTTTTCGCTGATTCCGTAGAGCAGTTGCTCGCCGTGCTGTATGACTGCCATGTTGTGCTTCCTTTAGTTTTGGTTGTTCTGGGTTGCCTCTCCGGTCGATTCCGCAGAGGGGTTGAAATAGCCGTCCTCGTAGCCTAGCTCGGTCTGCACCCTGTAGTTTGAGCGGAGGATGTTCGCGTCCTCCACATCGTCGCGTCCGGCGTCCTTGAACACCATCTGGCCGACGAGGAAGGGGAAGCGGTGATAGTGGAGGATTTGCGCAATGCGCTCGGAAACGCCCTGCGCTGTCAGCGTGTCGGGGTCGTCGCGGTTTAGCGATGGATGCTCGTAGCACGAAATCTGTATGTCGATGTTCACCTGCAATACGGCCGACTGGGCGAGGTTGTTCATTCCGGTTATGGAAATGAGGGCGAGGACGCCGAGGCTTCCGACCGCCTGTTCGACCTCAAAGCCGACATTGGCCTTGTCCTCCACGACGACGGAAACTTGCCCGTGGTCGCGCAGGTATTCGTCCTCGCGGATGAATTCGGCTATTCCTTCGGCTATGTCTCGAAGCATTGCTTGCGCTCTCCTTACCTGTGCCGATTCGGTCAACCGACGCTGTTTCTCCTTGCTTCGCGGCGGGGTGATTTGTTATAATATCGCGTCCGAACATGGGAAAGGAAACAAACATGAAACGGACACTATTTGCCGTCGCCGTGGCCGCCGCGTCGATTGCGGCGCTTGCCGGGACAACCCCCAATAGGCTCGGCGATTCCGCCTCAAGGCGCAAGACCCACGCAGCGCAGTCGGCCAAGGCGCTTGACGACAAGCGCGACAGGAAGGCTGTCGCGGAGGCGGCTAAAACTAACCCCGGAAGGACGCTCGGCATAAAGGACTTCTGCGGCAGGAAGTTCGGCGAAAAGGGCGACGGGCGCGATGTTGTCGTCGAACAGGCGGACAGGCCGTATTTCGGCGGCTACACGAAACTGCGGCTAAAATACTCGCCGTCGGCTGGGCTCTATTCCATAACGGCCATAAACGACGACTCCTTCGCCATCGGCGACAAGGACAATGAGCTAGAGCGAATAATGAGAATCGTCGAGAATCACTTTAAGATTCGCTTCTCCGGCGGCATAGTCCGTCGCAACAACAGGGAATACGGGCAGGAGTTCGGCGTCAGCGCGGTTGGCAACAGCGTCACGGGCGGGATTTCCGGCTACAGGCCGTCGTCGAGAAGCGTTGTGACGAAGCCAGCGACGCGATGGACGAGCGTTGTTTCCGAGGAGTTCAAGGATGTGCGCATCTCGATACGCGCCGTTGCGGACAGGGAGAAAGACAAGACATTCGTTGAGTTCACGGTCGAGCTGAAACCGCCGAGCGCGGCCAGCAAGGCGAAGTAGCGTCACTTTGAGTTCATCAGCTCGTCGAGCATCGCGTCCATGAACTGCTCCGTCGTGTCGCGCGTCCATGTCTTTATGTTCGCGTCGCTCGGCAGCAACCCCCTGTCCTGCGGGAGCGTCGTGCTTTTAACGAGCGCATAGAGGGGGCGGAACTCCGTCTTTTTGCGCTTGCCCCTGCCTTTGGAAACATCCTCGGCCAGGATGTTCGTCCCCTTGGGCCGGAATATCTCGTGCCCCTCGCCCCGTAAGTCCGCGACGCGCTTCGCGTATGCGACCTTGTGCAGCGGGATTGTGAGGGCCTTTGCCTTTCTCGGCTTTATGGTTATCGCGCCGAACGCCCTGCGGAGGCCGGGAGTGTTGCCGATCACGACAGAAACGCCGTCCTCGGATATGTCCCTAACCTCCGTGAACGGCTGCTTTCCGTCCGGCGCGTCGAACTTCGAGCCGCCGCGAAGCTGCCCTCGCGCGGGGGCGAATTCGAGGAATTTTGTGTGCTTCGCGCCGAGCCTGTCGGCGACCTTGTGGCGCGTGACGGACGCCCTTGCGATGTGGTCGGCCGTGCGCTCGCGGACATTTATGCCTATCTCGCGGTTCAGCCGGAGCATTGATGAGCGGGAAAGGAGTGCGCCAAGTTCGCTCCTGACGCGCTCCACGCCCTCCGCAGCTATCTCCATGTCGTACATTACGGAGATAGCCGCCTCCGTCAAGTCACGCCGCCCTGCGCCTCGCCTTGGCCTTTTCCTTGGCCTCCATCTTGCCGACGCTCGCCTTTATGTCCGATGCTATCGAGCGGACGAGGGCGTGAATCTGCCTCGGCGCATTCTTGTTGTCCTTCTTGCGTGCTTGCACGACCCTCATTGATTCCGGGTCTATTTCCACATCGTATACTGGCTTGCCGTCCTGCCGGAGCGACAGAAGGAGGGCGCGGCCCTCCTTCACGCTCTGGCCATAGTCGCCGATGCAGTTGTGCATGGCGTTTCCCTCGGCGATTAGGTCGCGCTTGTCGCGGAGGACTGCGACCGCGTAGCCGCCGTAGAGCTTGCCGACGACGGATTCGTCCACATATCCGCATATCATCTTCCAATGGGCGAGTCTGCGCCGCGCCTCGCGCCTCTCCTCGGCAAGGCGGCGCTTCTTCTCCTTCTCCTGCGCAATCCGCTCGCGCTCAAGGAGCGCCCTGTGCGCGTCGTCCACCTTGTCGTATTTCCGCGTCCAGTCGGTCGGGAACATGTAGCCGTATGTGCCGATGTCAATGTCGAGCCTCGCCAGCATAGAGCAATAGCGGTTGTAGGCGTATGAATCTATGCCGTTCTTGCGCATATAGCGGAACAGGCTCTTGCGGTCAACGCTCTTGGGAATGTCGTTGAGCCTTGTCGTCTCGCCTAGGAACGACAGGTATGCGGACGCCTCCGCGAGCGATTCTCCGCTCCTGTATGCCCGCTCGATTGCGCCGACGCCATATCGCGCACCTCCCCAATAGCCGCCCGCCGAAACGCGTATGTCGGCGATGTGGCTTCTGAAGAACCGCTTGAAATCGGCATCCTTCGACAGCCGCCGGACGAACGACGGTCTTATGAGCTGCCACATTCCGGCCTTGGCCAGGAATTCGACGGCGTGGTCTATGTTCCAGCATTCGATATACTGCATGAAGTGCATCTTGTAGCCGCTGTCCGTGCTGTAGCCGCACTTCGCGTAGCGCGTCCCCTCGAAACCGTTGAGGTATTCGCCGTGGAGGTCTATGCAATGCCGGAATGTCGCATCGTCGTCGCCCCACGCGCCGATGTAGGCGTCCACATCCTGCCACACGGCCTGGTGCCTTCTGCCGAACGGCTCGTTGGCCCAATTCACGCATAGCGCGTTCGTGAAGTTGTTTCGGATTATGTCGCGCAGTCTGCAACGCTTCTCTGCGGAATAGTAGGCGGCGACCTTCTTTATGGCAAGCTCGCCAGTCCGCATCGAGCGCGTCTTGACCGCGTATGTGTCAATCCGGCACTCGCCGCCCTTGAGCGCTACGACATAGTTGTAGATGCGCGTCCCGTTGTGCGCGTCCTTTCGGCGAGACGCCTCGGACTTCCTTATGAGCGCAATGGCCCCCATGTCGCCACTCCTCCGCTAGAACAGGCTCAACTGCTCCGCCTTGAACTTCACCTTGGCCTTGCTATCCTTGGCGGCCTTTTTCTCCGCCTCCTTCTTGGCGCGTTCCTCGGCCTTGCGCTTCTTGGCGGCTTCGCGCTCGGCTTTCGCCTTTGCTTTCTCCGCCTCCTTCGCCTTGCGCTCCGCATCCCTGGCCTTGCGTTCCCTCTCCTGCGCCTCCTCCTCGGCAATCAGCCTGTCGATTTCCTCGTCGCTCTTGCCGGAATGCCACGAATGCTTCTTGAGCCAGCGGGTGCGCCGCACATCGGCGGCAATCTGCTCTGGCGTGAGGCCTTGCCACTTGGCGACGCGCTCGGCGTGGGCCTTGCGTTTCTGCTCGGCCTTTTCCTTGCGTTTCTCGGCTTCGGACTTAAGCCTCTCCTCCTCGGCCCTTATCTCTTCGTCCGTCTTGTAGGTGTCGCCCTCGTTGCATACGGAGAAGTAGTGCATCATCTCGTCGTAGGCCCATTGGTTCTCGGTGACGGCGGCGTTTATCTTCTGCGCCTTGCTCACCATCCAATCGAACGCGCCCTTGATTGTCAGCTTCTTCTCCTTGACACGCGCACGGATTTCCGGCGTCGCGTGGGCCTCGTAGTATTCCTTCAATACCTTCTTGTAGAACTCCTCAAGCGAATATGCGTTCATTTCCTCTTGACCTCCTTCTTTGGCTTCTTGGTTTCGTAGATTCCGACAGAAGATTCGACCTCGACGCGCACGACCTTTCCGGGTTCGACGCTCCGCCCTCTGCACTCCTTGGCGATGAAGCACTCCGCATCCTCCTTCGTGTCGAAGCGGTCGGCCGTCTCTACATCGCCCCAGCATTCGTCTATGGCCCCGTTGTGGTAGCCGTCGAGCGTCCGCCAGTATAGATTGGTCGCCCTTGCGCTCTGGATTGCATAGAACGACACGCACCGCGAATCCTTCCATATCGCCTCCTCCGGCGCTGGAGGGATTGGCTGCCTCCAGTAGACGGCGTTTGCGACATCCGCAAGCCGCTCGAGCCGCGCTTCCTCCTCCTGCAAGTCGGCGAGGAGCTTGTCGGGTTCTGGAACGCCGTCCAGCCCGTGCGCCGCCGCGTCGAGATACATCCGCATCTGCTCGGCAACGCTGTAGTTGTCGTAGGCGTCGCGAAGCTCTATGCAAGCGATCTGGTCGGCCTGTTGCTTCGTTTCCGGCCTCTTGCCGCGAAGGTCGATATGCACTATTTTTTCATGGTCGATTCCGGTATGGAACAAGCCTTCGTATATGATGCCGTCCCGCTCTACGCTCTTGGTGAGGGTCAATCCCTCGGCTTCTAGCGCGTCGAGCATTCTCTTCGATAGTCCGATTCGCTTCATTCCTCCGCTCCTTCCTGTTTGTCGTTGTTCAGCTGCTCCCAAGCCATCGCAAGGCCGACGAGCCAAAGGTAGACGCGAAGGGCGATGCTCCGTCCCGCTCCGGCAATCCACTCCCAGTAGTCGCCGTCGTGTCCGGCGAGCTTTTCCGCCGCGCCGTCGCTTATGCGCTCCATTCCCCATCGCTCGTCGAAGTCGTGCATCACCTCATCGAGGTCGTCGTCGCTGATGTCGGGGGCGAAGTGCCTTATATCGGCAATGGCCTCGTCGCGGTCGTATTCGTAGCGGTCGCTCGCGGCCTTGACCTTTTCGAGGAAGTACCGCTCGTTTACGCAATGCCAGCGGCTTGCGACGGCCTTGGCCGTGTCATCGAGCGTGGCGGGCCATGTCGGATAGGCCACGGCTTCGCCTAGGTCGCCCGTTATGTATATCGCCCCGCCCTCTCGGTCGAACACGAAGCGGATTGCGTATTCGCGCGTTCCTGGCCTGCGCCAGTCCACGACCTCAATTCCGATGTCCGATGCCTGGCGCTGCGCCTTGTGTTCATTGAAATGCTCGAACGCATGGTCTATCTTCTCGTTTCTCGTCACGGCTAATCCTCCTTTCCGTAATATTCCTTGAGGTAGCATCGTTCGCACAGCGTCCTGTAGTCGTCCACATCGCTTGTAGACATTGGCGCTCCGCAATATGCGCAGCTAGCCGCGTGGTCGCTATGGTTTTCTTGGCAATCGTCAGCCGTTTCGTCCTCGCCTCTCATACCTTCACCACCTCTCCCTTGTAGCCGTGTCCGTCGGAAAAGAAAGCCCACGCCGTCTTGCCGTCCTTGGAGTAGTGGACCTCGCTGTGCTTCGGGTCGCCCGGACAGTCCGCGTATCCGCGCCTGTCGGCAAGCGCGGCCTCGCCACCGTCGCCGTCTGGAACTGTCGTAGTCCATTCGCTGCGTATGGTTTCCTCCAGCATCTTCACCGCGACCTCTTCCGAGGCGTATGGCCGCACGCTCATTGTTAAAGTGCGGCCCCACGGCTCGTCTGGGTAGTAGTAGCACACCTGCACAATCCAACGCCCGCTCATGCCGCGCCTCCTTCCTTGACCGCGCCCATCCCGCAGAGGATTGCGGCGAGCGCGTCGCACCGCTCCTTCGTAAGCCCGAATGTCTCGCCGTCGCCGTCGTGGGCCGCAAACACTATGTCGCCGACTATCGGCTCGCCCGTGGTGGCGAGGCAAAGGGCTGTGGCGATGTTGTTCACAACCAGCACATCCTCGTCCTTGAGAAATCCGTTCTCGTCGACATAGCAATCCACATCGCCGAAGCCGTCAGGCATGTCTACGCACGCTCGTTCGATGTAGCCGCCGACGGCCCTCTGCAACTGCTTGAGGCTGTTCGTCCTGTCGAACTCCTCGATTGAAAGGACGCTTCCGAGCGCGGCGACCTTGACTATGTAGGTCGTCTGCTTCGCGAGCGCTTCGCGTGCCGCCATTCGGGCGAGGATTACTCCGCCGTTGCAATCGTCGCAACACACGCCCTTGTCCCGGAGCGGGGCTGGGTTGTTGCCCCAGCCCTCGAACATTCTGCCGCACAGGCAGCATTCGTGCTTTTCGTTAGCCATCTCCGCGCCTCCTTAGTATTCCTCTTCGTCGAGCGTCACCCATTGCTCGCGCTTGTTGAAAATCGTGTGCTTCCCGTCCTTGTCGAATGTGAGCGTGAAGCCCATTTCCCACACGGCCCGCGAAGCCCCGAAAAGCACGTGCAGCAATGTCGTAGCCTCCATGAGGGCGTCGGCATTGGCCTTTGATTCGTCAACGCGCTGTAGTTGCGCTGTGCCGCCCATGTCGCCCGAGTAGCAATAGTGGGTCGGGTTCTCCTTCCATGCGGCGGAAGCTCGGTATGTCACATCCGTTTCGAGTTTGCGTCCGCACATCTCTGCGAATCTGTTGAGTTCCGCGAGCCATATGTCGCACTGCTTCTCAAGGTCATTGAAGAAGTGCGGCGGGACGAGCGCGGCCTGCTGGCGGTGGCGGAACTGGTGGTTGTTCTGCTCGCACCAGTCCATGCAATCGCCGTCGTCGGCTGGGCCGTATAGTGGAGCGGACTCGTATTTGTCGTCCCATCCCTTTGGCGCTCCGTCACGCGGATATACCATGTGGCCGCTTTTGGCCTTTACTATGTCAACCTTCATAGTTCGTGTTCTCCTTTTCGTTTGTGCCTTTTCGTTTGTATGGCGTGGGGGCGACTGTCCCCTCACCACGCGCATATCTTAGCAAATCACAACACCACCCGCAAGGGGGAATCTTAAGATTTCTTAAAATAGTTATCTCGCACTATTGCGCGATATAATGCTAATTGCGACGGAATAACGAAAAATGCGAAAACAGGCCGGAAAATAATTCTTCCCGCGTGTTCGAACTCTCGGCGCGAACTACGCCTTGAGCGAGCGTATGTAGTCCACGAGCCGGGTGCGCTCCGCTGCCGAAAGTCCGTCCACAATGCGCCGCGCCTCCTTGAATCCGGCGGAACAAGGCGGCTCTTTGGCCGACAGGCCGGAGCCAGAGGGCGGACGCGCTTCAAGTATCGCGCTGTCCGGCGGTTGTTCTGCGGCAATGTCTATCACATCGGGGAGCGCGTCGGCCAGCTGCTGCCTGTGCGCCTCCGCGTCGCCGTGGAAATAGTGCGATGTCATCATCGGGCTGGCATGGCCGACTATGCTCTGCACATAGGCGAGGGGCATTCCTCCGTTGCCGCACAGGCTAACGAATGTGTGCCGGAGCGAATGGAAGCCTACGACGGTCACCTTGCGCGAATAGCCGTCCACGGTCGCTGTCGTGGCAATCCCGGCCTTTTCGAACAAGTCTTGTATATTGGAAACGAGCGAGGAGTTGTCGCGTTCGTATTGCTCCGCCGTGACCGGAAGCACATACGGCGACCCCTCCGTGCGCGGCGCGTCCTTGAGGACGGCCTGGAGCGACGGATGGAGGCTCATCGTCACGAGCGTTCCGGCCTTGGCCGTCTTGCGCGGGAGGACATGGATTAGACCGCGCCCAAGGTCTATCGAATCCCATTTGAGGAGGGCGCAGTCGCCGAGCCGGAGGCCTGTGTAGATTCCGAGCGCGAACAGGATGCGCATTTCGCCCTCAAGCAACGCGCACACCTTCGCAAGCTCCTCGACGGACAGCGCACGCCGTCCCCTCTGCCGCTTGTCGCCGCGCCGTTCGAACTCGGCCCAAGCGTCGTCCTTGGCGCGTATCTCGCGGGCGAGCTTCTTCCACATCAGCCGCATGAGCGCCAGATATTTGTTGTGGGTGTTCGCCGAGAACTTCTCGCCGATGCCGTGAAGGAACTTCGCCGCCGTCTCTCTATTCAACTGCCGAAGCTCGCCGACATCCGGCGCGTTGGCCTTTAGCCATTCGACGAGCCGACCGAACTGGCTCTCGTACATATCCATCGTCGCCGATGATGTGCGTCCCATCCGCTCGCGGAACAGGGCGAACGCGTCCTTGAACGAGAGGGCTGGCTTCTCGTCCTCGTATCGCTGGATTTCCGCCTTTACCCCGCCGAGCCGGACGATTGCGTTCTGTAGACTTGCGGCCTCGTCGCGGAGGACATAGTGGCGCATCTCCTTGGCAAGCCTCTCCTCCGCCTGTCGCTTGTTCGAGGTCTTGAGGGATTTTGTGTGAATCTTTCCGGCGACAATCCATCGCCCAAAGTAGGTGTTGCCCCGCTTTACCAAGGAACCCTTGCCCTTTGCCCGCTGCTTCTGCGGCGATTTGTCCCCGCGTTCCTTCGAGGGTGCGGGGCGTGAAGTCGTGTTTTCGCTCTTGCGCATTGTGGCGCAATATGATACCATATATTCCGCATTAGGTAAAGGGCGAAAACTGAAACCATAACCAAACCATAACCAGCCATGATGGAAAACCGCGCATATTCGGGCTTCTCGGCAGATTCTGATTCTGCTTGTTGGGGTTCGAGTCCCTGCGAGGCAACCATTGAGAATCCAAATAAAATCGCCGTAAAGCCCTTGAAACGGGGCTTTTTCTTTTTCGCCCGATTTGTGCCTTTCGCTTTGTCACGCTTTGTCCCGTCGCCTCCTACGCAAAAACCATAACCAAACCATAACCATCCGGCGGCATAAAAATCCCCGTGGGCGCTGGCCTCACGGGGTCGGGGGTGGGCGGAGAACACGACTTCTTTACCCTGCCCCCTAAATCGAATGTGCGGACATTATATCATAACTGCCGCTTCTCCGTCGGCGCGATTCCGAGTATTTCTTCTATCACGGCGACATTTTTCTGCAATCGGGCGTCGTTCGGCGCGACCTTGAGCGCGTTTCTTGCCGCCTCAAGCGACCCGGAGCGGTCGCCCGTATTCCACTTGGCGAGCGAAAGCAAGTCCCAAGGCTTGTAGCCCCAGCACCAGTCCTTCGTAAGGTATGTGTAGCACCGCTGACGCACCGACAGGGCGCGTTGAGCGGCGTTCAGGCATACGCTCCACCAAAGGGCCGCGTCGGCCTTGTCGCCGCCGCTGGCGCGGTCGTGGGCCATCTGCGCAAGCTCCATCGCGGCCTCGCGCTGTTCGGGGGCCTCGGCCATCGCCTTGTAGTACCAATCCACGGCCTCCGTTGGCTTGCCAGTCTCGCACAGGCACTTCGCTATGAGGCGCATGGACGCGGCCCTCTCCGGCCTCCACACGGCCCTCGGCATCGACAAGTGCCGCTTTAGGGCCGCCAACGCCTCGCCGTAGCGTCCGTTGAACACATATTCGCGCCCAAGATAGTGCGCGTTGCGGTCGTCGTCGGGGCATTCGCGGACGGAAAGTTCAAGGAGCCGCAAATACGATTCCCTGCTCTTGCCGGGGTCTGAATGGTGTTCGAGCCTCATGCCGGGTATGGCGACCTCCACGCGCTCCGCGCCGCCGTAGTCCAGGACTTCGTGGACGGGGTGCGTCCATCGGCACAGGCCGTGGGCGTGAACCTTCTTGTAGGTGAACTTCGAGCCGTCCGTTCCGTCGGCGTTGAAGTTCCACACATACTCGTATGTCCCCGTCGTCGGCTTGCGGCCCTTTGCGACCGCATCGGCCCATGCGGCCTCCAGTTTCGCCCTCCAGCCGGGACAAAGAACCTCGTCGAGGTCTGTGCAGACGCATATGTCCGTGTCCGGCGGGATGAGGCGCATCGAATCGTTCCTCGCCCAATCGAAGCGCCACGGCTTCGGGAAGCGTGTGGGGTTCGCCATGTGGTCTAGTAGGGCGCGGCTGTATTCGTCCGGCGTTTTCCAATTGGCGTATGTCGTCGTATCGACGAACGCGCCGCATTCGCGGAGGAGGGCCACCGTTCCGTCGGTCGAGCCCGTGTCGAGGACTACTATGTCGTCCGCCTCCTTCATGGAATCCACCCAGCGGCGGACAAACTTCTCCTCGTTGAAGGAGATTGCATAGACGGTGATTTTCATTGGTCGTGTTCCCATTCAGCAGACAGCCAAACCCGTCAATCTTCGACCTCAACCATGTCGGCGAGCATCTTCTGGGTGTTGGCGTATGCCTTGTCGAGAAGCCCCGGACGGAGGATGTCGGCGTTGAAGTGTCCGCCGCGACCCTTGCCGCTCACGACGGAATCGACGATGTGCTCGATTACGTCTATGAGGTTGATGTCCTCCGGCGGCGCATCCTCGATGTGGTGGCGCTCGTAGCGCGTGTGGTAGTGCGCGGCCCAATCGCTCAACCGCCAGTCTGACTCGCGGATTTCGCCCTTCTGCTTTGCGGAGAAGTGGTTGTAGTATTCGTCGAAGAATTCCATCTTCGTCCAGTCGTGCTTCGCGCCGCGCTGGCGTATGATTTCCGCCATGCGCTCCATGCCGCGCCGGACATCGCGCCTGTGGGCGACGACGGCCTCGCGCAGCTCCTCCTTGCCGACGGCGTGGGTCGCGGTCGAGGCGGACGCGGACGGCGTGGGGTGGATGACCATGCGCTTGCGCTCGTCTGATGTCATTGCGAGCGCGTTGGCGACGATGGGATTTGTCGATGTCAGCATTTGTCGCTTTCCTTTCCTTGTGGCGGCGGCGCGTCGTGCGCGGCCTTAGGCAGTCCCGAGAGCGGGACGCAAACATGGTTCTTGAGCCAGGCGGCGGCCTCCGCGTGGGTGGGACATTCCCTGTCCGCGCATTTCGTCATGGCATCCTCTCCCAGCGCGAGCGGACGGAATACCGCTCGTCCATCCACCTGCGGAATCCGGCCACGGCGAATGCGTTGTCGTTTATCGAGAATCCGGCGAACTTGTCGGCGCGGCCTTGCTGCATGAGGTCGAGCGTGTTGCGCGGGAACTTCCTGTCCATTCGCCACACGAGCTTGCGTTTGCCGCAGTTGCGGAGGAGCCATGCGTTGGCGAACAGCGAGTGGAAGTTTGCGCCCACATCGCCGTCCTTGAGGGTGAGGGCGTAGTCCGAAAGCTCCTGCACGATACGCCAGTCGTCGGCGTGGAAGAATGTGTTGAAGTGCTGCGAGAAGTCCATCGCGGGCATCCCGTGCTCAAGGAGCGCTTCGCGGGCTAGATACAGCGACACATCGAAATTGTTCCCCCCCTCCGCCATCTGCTCGCGGGCGAGGAGCATCGCGTTCTTCCAATACTGCGGGGCCGTGTCGAAGTCTCTCGGACGGGTGAGGAAATGGTCGTCGGCGGAGAACAGGAATTCACCCTCCACCAATCCGGCCTTGCAAGCCGCTATAACCTTCGCGCCGAGGTTGCGAGTCTTGCGTTTGCATGGGTCTGGCATCTTGAGGACTTCGCCGGAAAACCAGTCGGGCGCGTAGCCGACGACGACGGGCTCGACATTCACCTCGCCGTCCGAGCCGCGAGCGTATCTCTCAAGGGAGCGGAGCGACCAGCGGAACTCGATGTTTCCGTTGGTGGAGCCCTCCCCCATGACATAGAGAATCTTCATCATATCGCGGCCTCCCTGTAGCATTCGCGCAGCATCCCCATTCGGGCGTATCTGCGCTGCTGGCCCACCGCGCTCGTTATGCCGCCGAGGTCGGCCTGTTCCGCGCAGCATGGGAACGAACAATACATCTTGAGGGACGGGTCGCGGCGGTTCATGTAGTAGAAATACTGGTCGGAAAGGCACATCTTGCCCTCGCCTCTCGCCGCCGCCTCCTGGAAGTAAAGCCACGCCTCCATGCCTTTTCGGGAGAGCGCCCAGCAAGCCGTTGAGCGCAAGTCCGTAAACCTCTTCCAGTAGCCGTTCACGAGCGGGGCCTTCATGAGCGCGTCGCATTCCTCGTCCGTCGCCTTGCCGCGAACGACCCAATCGAGCATGGCGATGTCGTAGTCGTCCGGCAGAGCCTCCACAATCCTTCCGAGCAGGGTCTTGTCCTTGAGGAAGCGGGCGTCGTCCTCCAGTATCAGGACGCTCCTCTTGCCAAGCTCGTATGCCGTGCGGACGATTCTGTTGTGGTTCAAGGTGCAGTCCATCCAGCCGCCCTTGCACATCCGCGTGTGGCGGACATTGGCTTCGATGACGCGGACGTATGGGTTTTCGCATCCCCAGAAAGGGACGAACGAGAAGCCGACGCGCATCGTCTCGCGCTCAAGCATCTCGGCGTTCTGCGGCTTCTTCGAGAAAAGAACGGCCGCCTTCATGTCGAACCTGTCCCAGCAGTTCATTTGTCGTGTTCTCCTGTGTTTTCCATTTGTTTTCCCGCCTTGAAAACCGACGCCCCAACCCCGTGTGGGGAAGGGGCGCAGTTTTGTCTATCCCGCTTGCGGGTCGGGATTAGGCCTCGCCCGACGAGGACGAGCTGGACGAGCTGGAGCTGTCGGTCGCCGGGGTCTTGGCCGAGACGAGACGGACGATCTTGGTCGGCTGAATGAGCTTCGCGCCGAACAGGCTCTCGCAGGTCGCCACGGTGTCGCCCGTGCGCCAGTCGCCGCCGCGACGCCACTGGAGGACGAGGCCGGAGGCCGGGTCGCTCGAAGTGCCGAGGTCGCGGTAGAGCTCGGGGTCGACAATCTCGATGGTGCGGGAGCCGACGGCGATGGCCGTCTCGGGGATGATTGCGCCGAGAAGGTTCGTGTCGTTCAGCTCGTCCATCTCGATGACGGCCTTGTAGCCGAGGAGGGCCGGAATCGTGCCGTTCTGCACGGCCTCCGGGCTGCCGTAGGAGTGCGCCTCGAGGTCGGCGAGGAGTTCCGCGTACTTCTCGGGACGGAGCGCGAGGACGCAGCGGCGGATTGCGAGGTCGTTGTTCACGGCCGCAACGCGAATCTTCGCCGCGAGCTTCTTCGTCAGCTCGCCGTTGCCAAGGACGAACTCGTTGGCGGCGGAGAACTTGAGCGTGCTCTTGGTCTCGATTTCCTCGCCGTCCTCGTTCACGAAGGTGGTCGTGTCGGTGCCGCTCGTCGGGATGTTCTCCTTGGTGATGAGGCCGCCGACGATGTTGGCGATGCGGCGACCGACAGCCTCCGAGGAGGAGTTGGCCGTCTTGAGGAGCAGGGCCTTGTTCGTGCCGGACGGAAGCATGGTGGCCTTCGCCTCGGAGAACTTGAACGAGTGCTTGATGTGCTTGTTGCAGCCCATCGAGACGAACTTCACCTCGCCGTCGTAGTGACCGTAGTTGTTCGTTTCGCGGTCGTAATCCTTCGCCTCACCGTTGATGATGTAGGGGATGAGGATGGAGCCGCCAGCGGTCATGGTGTCGGGCGAGAAGTCCGTGGTGAACTGCGAAATCTTCACGATGTCCTTGCGGAGCATCATGATTGTCTGGTTTGCGACGTAGCGCAGACCGGGCGATGCGATTGAACCGAGGTCGGGTTTACCCATTTTCGTGTACCTTTCTTAGATTGGTTGGTTTTGGTTGTCCTGGCCGATGGGCGGATTACTTGTCCGCCATTTCCTCAAGGGCCTTGATTTCCTTTTCGGGGTCGCCTCCGCAAGACGCGAGCGCATCCTTCATGTTGATGACGGTGGGCTTCTTGGCGGCGGCGTTCTCGACGCGGGTGTGCGTCTTGACGGGCTCACCCGGCTTCTTCGGGGTCTGCGCGTTGGCGACGGCCTTCTTCGCGACGAGGCGGAAGTTGGCGACGGTCTTCTGCGCGGCCTCGGGGTTGGCCTTGAACTCCTCCTTGAGGGTTTCCTTGGCCTCTTCCGGGATGACATCCTCGTTCTGCGTGACGAAGGTGTTTGCCTCGTTGTCGAGCTTTTCGGCCTTGAGGGTTTCCAGCTCGTCGGCCTTGCCCTGGAGGTCAGCGTTTGCGGTCTGGAGGTCGCCGCAGTTCTGGACGAGCCTGTTCACGGCCTCGACAGTCTCTTCGGGAGTGCTCTTCGTGTCGATGCCAAGCGCGTTCTGCACCTGTTCGACAACGCCACACTTCGCGACGAGGGCATCGAAAGCCTGCTCAACATCTTCATCCTTCGCGTCGGCGGGGAGTCCGAGTTTTGCACGAATATCCATGTCGTGTGTTTCCTTTTTTGGTTTGTGGGTTGTGATTTCCGGCTCCTGTTTCGGAGTCGGCGTTGCTGCCGTGCCTTTGTTCTCTTCGGCGTTCGCGGTTGCGCTTGGCACCTTTGCCGTCACGCCATCCGCGTTTGCGGCGGTGGCTCCCGGCTGTGTCTTATTTCCCGCTTGGCTGTTGAGCATCGGAGCGACAGGTAAATTGGGGCGGTTCGTGAGGCCGACGGAAACCAGCTCCTCTGGGCGGTTGTCGTCGTCGAGCGTCCACGCGGCTGAAACGAATCTGTAGACCTTGCCGTTGATTGTTTCCGCGCCGAGGGAGGTCGGCTCTATTTCTGCCATGAGGCCCTTGGCCTCGTCCTTGAATAGGCGGGCGACCCATGCCATCGCCCTCGTGTCCGTGGAAAGCTCGGAGGAGTGGTCTGCGTCCACGAGGACTTTCCTGTTGGGGTCGAATTTGGCGATGAGCGCGTCTATGGCTTTCTCGTCCACCTTCTGGACGACCTCGCGGCGTCCGTCGCGGGCCGTCGGGTCCTCGACCTCCTCCTCAACCGTCTGGCCGTCCACGACCTTGGATATGACGCGCTTGCCGTCCTGTGCGGTTTCGTCCTCGACCCATTGCGGATATTCGCCGACGGGGGCGAGCTGTATGACGAGGGGCTTGCCTACCTCTGCGCTCTTCTCCGCAGGTAGGTCGAATGCGACCGCGTTTGTTATGACCTTCTTCGTCGTCATGGTTGGTGTGTGCCTTTGCTATATGTTGCCGAAGCCGTCAACCTATCTCGCTCTTCATTTTCGCGGGGTCACGAAAATGGGCCGGAGCGGAACTGCTAGGGGCGAAAAAGAAACCGCCCGCAAGGAGGTTGGCTTTTCCCTTGCGGACGGCGGGTGCGAAGATTTCGCGTTCGTCGCTACAGCGCGGACATCCAAGCGATTGCGTTCTTGAGTCCGGCCACGGCCTTTTCAAATTCAGCGAGAAAAGGTTTCGCCTTGGCAATGACTTCCTTTGGAGTTTCCCCCTCAATTCTTGGTCCAAAACTGACATTAAGACCGGAATACAGACCGTCTCCGAATGTATAGGCGGTCACATTGCCGAACTGCTTTTTGGTCATCGCGTTCGTGACGACTGCGTTCGCAACCTTGAATTCGCCGCGCTGCGTGTGGGCGCGTGGCGTCATCGTGAAGCCCGTCTTGCCTCTGCCGTAATCCACGAAGGCGAAAATGTAGTCCGGCTCGAACTTTGCCTTGAGCTGGTCGAGCGCGGGACGCGCCTTGCGGTCGGCGAGGATTGTGATTTTGCCGTTGCCACGCTCGATGAGGCTGGTCACGCCATCCGTGTAGCCCTCAAGCGAGCCTTGAGGGAACTTCGTCTGGATGTTGGACTTGATGTAGCGAATCAACGGCTCGTTGGCGTTCTTGGCGACCGTGGCGTTCAGGGCCTTTTGGACGATTGGGTTTGTGCTTTTCATTTCGTAGTTCCTTGTTGAGTTTTTCGCTTTGGACGTGTCGTTTGCGGTGGAGGCGTTGGCATTTGCGGCCCGAAGGTGTCGTATGTCCATAACCCATGTACCGCCCTTGTCGAATCTTACTCTCGCCCGCTGGGGTTCTTTTGGATCATCCTCGAGCCATTCAATCGTCCCCGTCCCCATCGAGCCAAACTTTGAGGGTATTTCAACAACCCTCTGCCCCTCTTTGAACTTGGCGTTGGCGACAGCCTTGCGGATGCCCTTGGCCCACGATTCAGATACATTCGGGTCGATTCCGGCGCGTTCAAGAGTGCGGCGTGCGACGACCTTGCACGATATGCCTTCCTCGTCCTTGATTTCCTTGAACACCTCCTGCGCGTCCTCGCGGTATTCATTTCCGGCGAGGATGCAAGCGCCGGACATCGAGGGCGTGACAACGAACCATTGATACTTGTTCTTGTAGTTGAAATTCGCGGCCACGGCGTTAGGCATTACCACGCGAAGAACCGCGCCCAACTGCTCTAGCTTCGCGCCGAGGCGCTTGGCAACAGTCGCCACATCGTGCTTTGCCTTTTCGTGGGCTGCGTCCGCATCCATGTCTGATAGGTTGCGCTTGCACACCTTCCAGGCGGCAGCTTTCTTCTTGAGGGCTTCGACGAGGGCCGGGTCGGGCTTCTCGGCCGTGACGATTACATGGAAGTCGTCAATCCACTTGTCGTTTGCCGTGGCAGCGCTCCGGGCAAGCGGGTCCGCCACCTTAGCCTGCGCATTGCCAATGAGGTCTACGATGCACCCCGAGCCGAAGCGGCGATGGGCCTCCTTCTCGGCGGCCTTGTAGTTTGGGGCTTCAATCACTACGGAGCGGCCCGATTTTGTCGTCACGGCGAACTTGGCGTTCACATAGGGGTTGCCCTTGACGGTGAACAGAACGCCGTCGGCTCGCACATCTGCGACTTCTAGCTTGTCGCGGGGGAATCCCGGCTCTGCCATTATGGCGTCTGGCAAGCGGCCCTTGACGCCTTTCTTGTCGCGGAACTCGACCCACACGAACCACGCGTCCACCTTGGCGGACAGCTTGGGGCACTTGCGGTTGATTTCCCCGACGAGGACAGACGGCCTCCTGTTGGGGTCGTAGGTTTTCGTCGTGGCGTTCAGCGCCTTCTGCACTATCGGATTTTTGCTTGTCATAAGTGCTTGCCTTTCATTTTCTTTAAGTTAGCCCCTTGCGGGTGCGGGTTTGATTTGCTAAACTATGCACCGACCGAGGAAGAGTCGATGCACCGTCTAGGGCGTAAGCTGGGGCTCCGCAAGGGGATTGATAGCACATCACTCGCTCCTCGGTTGGCCTTTTATGATGTAGGCGGACACGATTTTCAGCGTCTTGCTTTTCGTGTCGGGAACCGCCTCCTGGACGGAAAGGTGTCCGTTGATGCGCTTGCGGATTTCAATTACGGGCGACGGCTTGTTGTCGCCGCCCTTGTATTCCTTCGAGAACACCTGCTTGCCGTTCGCGTCCTTTAGGATGTTCACGCTGTCGAAGTGGTGCATGACATATCCGAGCCGCCCGAGGTGGCTTGCGTCCGCCATCGTCGTGTCGGCCTCGCCGTTTTCGCCGTGCCGCTTGTCGATGTGGCGGACATGGTTGCCCTGAAGCTCAATCTTCCATCCGGCGACATCTACTCCGAGCTTGTCCTTGACCTCCTTGGCGAGCGCTTGCGGGGCCTTGCATATCTCGATGCTGGACTTGTTGCGCGTTTCGTCGTCGGCCTTCTGCATCCTCTCCACGAAATCCACGACATTCTTGTTCGTCGAAGCCTTGTATTCCGCGATGCTGTGCTGCTCCTCCGGCGAGTGCCCGTCCTTGTCGGCGGTCTTGCTGACCCCGTGGGTTTCGCAATGCGTGCATCCGCCGTCTTTGCGCGTCTCGTAGCCGCACACCTTGCAGGGCGGATTGTGGCCGTTCGCCACGACGGCATTGGGAGCGGGCGCTGCGCCCGTGGGCTGCTTTGCAATCTGCTCGCCGAAAGCCTCGTTCATCTGCTCGGCGATGACCTCCGCCATAGCGGGGTCGTCTGGAATGAGGGAATCAAGCTCAAGGCGGAGCTTAGTTGCGGCCTCGGCCCGCTCCTCCTCCGGCATGGCGAGGATGGCGTTCAGCCTGTCGGCCACGGCCTTGAAGTCGTCCTGCAACGACGCGGCAAGTTCGCTCGCCGCGCCAGACGCGCCAGAAACGCCCTCTGCGGCGTTTGAGGCCACGGGGGGTATGGTTGCCCCTCCGGCGGCCTCCGGCGCTTTCTGCGTTGGCGTAGGCGGCGTTTTCGAGGGGTCGGGGACGACGATGCCGCGTCCGGGATTGCCGTTCAGCCCGAAACCGCCCCCGTCCGGCTCCTTTTTCTTGCGAATCGTGAAGCCGGAGAGCTGCGACAATTCGTTTTCGTCCATCTCGTATCCGGCGTTCGAGAACTTGCCCGCAAGCTCCGCCACCTCGTCGGGCGTGAGCTTCGCGGATGTGTCGAGCTGGAATTCCGCGAGGACTGGCTTGCCCTTGAAGTCCTTGCAGTCCTTGATGAGCTGTTCGCAAAGCTGCTTGTGGAACACATTTGACAGGAGGCGGGTGTCGGCGCGGACAATCTGCTTCCACACCTCCATCTGCGCGTTTCCGGCGAGCGTTCCGCTTCCCGATTCCGCAAGGGATGTGAGCGTTCCGCCAGTCGAAAGAAGCACAAACAGCTTCATCTGATGCTCGATGAATTCCGTAAACGGATTCGTGCCGCGTGATTCGGAGGCATAATCCACCTCCGAGCCGAATGGAATAACGCCGGAGCGGCCCTCAAACACATTCTCCGCAGCCTGTAGGTAGTCTTTGACCTCTTTTTCAGATGTCAGCTCCGGCATGGTGATTATGACGGGCGGGAGGCCGTATGTTTCAAGGAAACGGCTCCAGTCGCGCTCGCCGACGGACGCGCGGAGGAATATCATGAGGGCGGGCCAGTCAATCTGCCTCTTGCGTGCGACGACAATCGTATCGTCCGGCGGAAGGACGGTCATCTTCCCGTCCGATGCGGACGGCTCGGCGTAGGAGGATGCGTCAGGGTTCCACAGCCATTTGCGCTCGCTCCTGTCGTAGCACAGGTTCCAATGGTCGAGGCATTCGAGATGGTTTGGCATTCCGTCCGTGCCGAAGTAGGTGTTGAGGACGGAGAATCCACGGAACGCGGAAAGCGCGAGGTGCTCGAACGCCTCGGGGAGGTTGTCGATTTTGGCTACGGCCTCTTCGAGGAATTCTATCTGCTCCTTGACGAGCCCCTTGTCGGCGTTCCTGTTCAGCCGTTCGTTGGAGCGGACTATGCGCCAGTCGAGTTCGGCGATTGCGGAGCATCGGCGCGTGACGCAGGTAAGGAATGTGGCGTCGCAGTTCTCGATTTCGTTGTAGAGGAACTGGAGCTGCGAGAAGTTTCCGCGCCGCGCCCAATCGTAGATTGTCTGCGCCCGCTTGGCGTCAATCTGCCACAGCGGGTTCATCGCCTCGAGCATGAGCGACTGTTCCGTCTTTTGCAGACGGCCCGCTATCTTTGCGGCGAACGAGCGCAAGAATCCCGGCGTCTGCGGATTCTGTGGCGCGGACGATGGTTTCTGTTGTTCTGTCATATGTTCGGGGCTATGCGCATTGTGTGCTTCCTAATAAATGGCGGCTGCGTCAACCGAACCTCCTCCTAATGCCGACGGGCATCGCGATTATGCGCTTGCGGGCGGACGCCTTGATGTTGTCCTCCTGCGACATGCGGCCCGAGTCTATGCCGTGGTTGTCCCTGTCGGGAAGCCGCTCCTTCGGGGCTCCGTCCTTGTAGGTGTCGGATTCGTAGTGGGACAGCTCGTTCCAGCAGAAGGGGCAGCGCTCCGGGTCGCATACGAGCTTGGTGCGCGAGCGCATCCAGTTCACGCCTACCTCCGGCCAGTCGGGGGCCTTGTAGCAGGGCTTGAGGTTCGCGCCGAGGTGGTTTATGTTCTGATACCATCCGGCGGGGGCCGTGTCGGCGATTATCGGCGTGTCCTTGAGGCCCTTGCGGCAAATCATCTCGTAGACGGAATCGTAGTAGGGGTGGTGAAGGACGCCCTCGTCGAAATAGTAGAGGATGTCGCGGTCGTGGTCGTAGTATGTCCCCGTGAGGACTGTCGGGTCGTTCACGATGCCGAAGTCGAGGCCGTATCGCTTGTCTCGCCACGACGCTATCTGCTCGTCGGTAATCCGCTCGGCCTTGAGGTTGGCGAATATCTCGCCGCCCGTTCCGGTGGCCTCGCCGAGGAACACATGGCGGTAAAGCTCGAAGTTGGTCTTGCGCATGTGCTCGATGCGCGTCAGCACCGACGGCGGAAGCCAGCCCATCTCGATTATGTCGCGGTAGTCGGTGCGGTAGACCTTGCGTCCCGGAAACGGCTTGCACGCCTCGGAGTTTATCCAGTTGGCCGTGGACTTGGGCGGGTTGTAGGTGATTATCGTCGTGAAGGGGCGGTCGCTTCGCTGCATCGAGATTATGACATTCTCGATTTCGTCCCAGCTTGAGAATTCGTCCGACTCCTCGAACCACACGAGGCCCGTGTAGCCGAACGCGGGCTTCTTGGACTTGTGCTTGCGAGGGTCGTCGAGGCCGAGGAATGTTATGGTCTGGCCCGTGTCCTTGCGCACGAGGCGGAGCGGGTCGCCCCGCGTGTCGAACAGGTAGTCGGCGGCGAGGCGGTCTTCGCCGAGGGCGATTTTCAGCTCGTTCAGAACCGACCCCTTGAGGTCGACATGGTGCTTGCGGAAAACGACGGCGTGGCAGTCCTCGTTTCCGGCTGACGTAGTGCGGCCGCCCGTATATGTCGCCGCGAAGCTGGACTTCGCGCTGTATCGGCCACCCGGAAACCAAGCCTCCGTCGTCTTGCCCGTCACCATGTCGTTCCACGGCTCGTAGTAGACGGGTGCGATAAGCTGCTCTAGTGGTTTCATCTGTTCCGATGATGGCCGTAAGCGTCAAAACAACGCGGGTGGCGCGACACCTTTTCACTTGCGCCGAACCACCCGCGCCGCTTGCGCGTTCGAATTTCTTACTTCTTGGCCTTCGCCGCGCCCTTCGTGGCCGCTGGCTTCTTGGCGGCCTTGGCCTTGCCGTTCGTCACGGCCGCCTTGGACGGCTTCTTTACGTTCGTGACGGGCTTCTTTGCTGCGCACTTCTTCATGGCTTGTTCTCCTTGTTTCGGGTTTTGTGGTTGTTGTTTCCTTAGTTCCAATCTTCCGACTGGAAATCGTATATGGCCCTGTGAAGGGCCTCAATCTTCTGCTCGCGGGTCGACTTCTTGGCGAAGAAGCGGTCGTATACTTCCCCTGCGGCGAACGCAAGAAGCTGGATTAGGAGCGCAAGCATGAATCCGATCATGACGCCGGAATGCTTGCGCTCGACCTGTAGCGCGAGGCGGTCGTTCGCATTCACGAGCCTGTCGGCGACGGCCACCGTGCTTGCGAGCATATCTTCGACAAGCAAGCCCTCGTTCGGGACGACCTGTTTCACGCGGTCGTCGTAGAGCTCAAGCATGAGGCTGTCCTTGGTGTAGACGATTTCCGGCATGAAGCCTAGGTTGCGCTGGCACCAGGCCTTTATGAAGCCCGTCGCGTATTTGCGCTCGCCGTCCGCCCCGATGATGAACTGCTCGCCAGTCGTTCCGTCCTCAAGCTGTCGCGGAGCGACGCGGGCCGTGACGATTTTCACGGTCTTGCCCTCGCCGTTCATCTTCTTGATTAGGTCGCACATCGGCTTTATCGGCTCGCCGATGTGGTTCAAGCCGCGCCAATGGTCGTAGACGGCAAGCGTCCCGTCGAGGTCGAAGCCGTACCATCCCTTGCCCTGTGCGCCGTGTGTGTCGGGCGCGTTTCCCTGTTCCTTTTCGCTCATTTTGCATTGCCTCCTGTTGTTTTTTACGCGGCGGGGATTTCGCCCTCGCCCTCGATGAACACCTCGAGGCCGTTCCTAAGGGCCTCTAAAAGCTCGCTCTTCGCGCCGACCGACTTCCGCCAGCCTTTCAGAAGATAGATTGCGTCGCAGCTGCGGACGGTCGCAAGTTCGTAGTCGCGGACGCGGAATGCGAGTGCGCAATCCTTGAAGTTGCGCTTGGCTTCGCCATACCGCTTGTCCGCCATCGGACAAACCTCCTCCCATTCGCGCAAGGCCGCAAACGACTTGTCGATTTCCGTTTGATTGGCGAACTTTGCGCCAATCACAAACGGATTCTCCACATCGTGGCCCTTTTCCGACAGCGCGACCTGCGCGTCGAGGAATGCCGTCTCGTTGAATCCGGGCATTCCGTGCATCGGTCCGGCTATGTAGATTCTCATTTGAACCATCCCTCCCTGCGTCCCTTTTTCACTCCAGCCTCCCATTTTGACTGCATGCGATTACGCAATGCCCTGGCGGATTTCAATAACGGCGCGTAATCGGAATGGAGGCTGCTCGCCCGCTCGATGTGCTCTATGGCCGTGTTCATGATGTTGCAGGCTTGCGTCAATTCCCTGTGCCCTTGCAAGTTCATATTTCGTCCTCCTTTTTCTTCGGCGCTTCGGCATTGCCAGCGGCGACCTCATCGACATGGGACGCAAGCATATCCGCCGTGTGCGTTGCGATAATCTCACGCGGGTATAGCTTGAGCATCGCGTCGTATTCCTTGAGTTCCCGTTCGCCAAGGCCGAACGCGCCCATGTGGCCGACGATGGCGGCCTGTTCCGCCGGAAGGAGCGTAAGGCCAATCTCGGCGGCGATGATGAGAGCCGATGCAACGCCGTGTCCGGGATATGCAGGCTGCTTGCGGACTATGACGGTTTCATATCCAAAATTGGCGCGGCTGGGCTGTTCCGCGAAGTCGTAGCATTTGCACTTGACGACATCGTGGAGCATCCCCACTATGAATGGAGATTGGCATCGGGGCCAGTTCACTCCCATTGTCTTTGTGAGGGCGAGAAGCCATGTCGTCACATTTACGGAGTGCTGGGCCAGCCCGCCTTTGATGGCGAGGTGGTGGTCTTTCGACGCGGGGGCGTCGAAGAAGCCGAGCGCACGAAGCTCGTCAGCGCTGACGGGGATGTGCGATAGATATTCGTCCAGTTTTTCCATTGATTGTTTCCTTATGGGCTGTCGATGTCAGCAATAGTTCTTCGGTTTATGCCCGACAAGGAATTGCGGCTTGAATCGAGTGCATTTGCCACGGAATTTCTTGTCTACCGTGAAGCAGTTGCGCTTGAATGCGAGGGCGCAATAATCCGTGCAGTTGTCGCCGGAAACAACAATCGGCTTCTCGTTCAGCCTCGCAATCTCATCCCGCGTAAGTTCGCGGCCGTCCGGCGCATAAACCTTTCCAGTCCTGGAGTCCATTCCTCGCCCTCCCTTTATCCGCGACGGCGGCGGAAGCCCAGCTTGCGTTCGGCGGCGATGAACTTCGCCGTATGCTGTTCTCCGTTGTGCGGATTGAACTGCGCTATGTTGTTCTTCCGGCGGGCCATGCCCTGCCGAGTGTTCTTGGGGTATTTCATTTTGCCTGTTTCCTTTTCGTGTTTTGTTTTTCCTTTTGGTTTTTCATTGCTCCGGCCATCCCAGGGCCGAGCCGACAATCCCGACCGGAAGCCCTACCGGAAACGGTATGAACGCCTCCGCTATCGACAGCCGCTCGTATTTGTCGGTGAAATTGTTGTATGCGATTACGAAGTCGTCGCCGTCCATGATGAGGTCGGTCGGTCGCGTCGTCAGCGTCGGGTGTCTTGAAATCCACTCGTGGACGACGCGCTCCATGTTCGCGACGGCCTCGCTTGCGAGGACGACCAGCTTCTTGTGCCATTCCTTGCGCAGGATTTCCGAGATCGACTCTGCCTCGCGCAAGTAATCCTCGTCTATGACAAGCCTGCGCTTCATCATTTCCGGCCTTTCTCGCGGTCGCGGCAGTATTCGCACGGCATGTCGCCGGGCCGTTCGCATCCTATGGCGTAGCACCAGTCCATTGTCACGCCGTCGCGCGTCTCTCGGCGGCGGCGCTCGCACGGCTCGTGCTTGGCCTCGTTGCCGTCATTGCCGCCCATAGTCCGCCTCCTCCTGTTCAGATTCGAGGTCGAATGTCGGCTGGAACACGCCAAGCATATCCTTCGCCTTTTCGTAGAAATCGCGCTTTATTTCAAAGCCGAAGCCGCGCCGCCCCAATTCTGCGGCTGCTCGGAGAGTAGTGCCGGAGCCAGCGCACGGGTCTATCACGACATCGCCCCTGTCTGTGAAAAGCTCTATAAGCCGCTTCAACAGCCGGACGGGCTTCTGCGTCGGGTGGATTTTCGGGATGTCCCTGCCGTCCTGCTGCCAGTCGAAGCAGTTGAACACCATCTTGCCGTGGTTGTTGAACTTTGGGAGCCTGTCTCGGTATAGAATCAATCCGTATTCGCAGTTGCCGACGACCTTCATGTTGGCCTTGAGGACTTGCGCCGAGAACGGCTTGCGGAACACGAGCGGAATGTAGTGCTTGAAGCCGAAACTCTGCGCAAGCTCGATGTAGCGGTGCATCTCCTCGAACGGCACGAACAGGATGATGCAGGGCGCGGTCGACTTCCTCTTGCCGCTCGCGCCTATCGCCTCGCCTTTCTCATCCTTGGACTCCTTGCGAAGAAGCCGCTCGCAGAATATCATGAAGTGCGCCGGGGAGAAGTCGCCGTCGCTTTCGAAGAACATCTTTCCGGCCAGTTCGCTTTCGCCGTTCCTGTTGTCGCCGTCCTTGTACCACGCGGGGTTGCTGGCGTATGCGTTCTTGCCGAGGTTGTACGGCACATCCGCAATCACCAGCTGCGCCCGTGGGATGTTGTAGGACTTGAAGTTCTGGAAGTGGTCGTGGAAAAGCTGCGGCTCGTAGAAGCCGCGCTTCTTCGTGCTGCCGCCTCCCGCCTTCATGTCCTGCTCCGCTTGGCGAGGCGGCGGACGATTCCGAACTGCCTCGACACGATGTCGTTTGCGGCGGCGTATGGCGACGCCTCGTCGCGGATGTGCCAGTCGCGCTGGCCGCGATATACCAGGTGTCCGTTTTCGTAGATGCGGACTACTACGCGGCCCTTGCCCTCCGGCGCGGGCTGGCACCACGCGCGAAGCCACTCGATTAGACCCGTCATTCGGTTGTCCTCCTGTGCGGCGGGTTCAGTCGAATGCGGCGCAAGCCAGAATCATGAGCGCGAACACGGCGACGAGGAAAAGGCCCTCGCATATCGCCTGTCCCAGCGTCGTCTTGCGGTTGAGGAAGCGCTGCATCCGCTCCTCGTCTGTAAGGTTTTCTTCGTTCCTGTGCATTGTCGTGTTCTCCTTTTGGTTTTGCCTGTGGCGTGGGGAAAGATGTCCCCACACCGTGCCGCATATGTTAGCAAACAATGTCGGCGGGCGCAAGGGGACATCTTGAGATTATTGCACCTTTCTACTTCTCCGTCGTGTCGGGTGTTTCGGCGGTCGGCATAGAGAAGAGTCCGTTGGCGCACTTGAACGCCCATACGGGGGCGCGGAGGCCGAGGTCGGCGATGATTTCGTGCGCGGGGCGGCTCTCCGATGCGCGTTCGATTTCCTCGTGCCTCTCGTCGAGGCAGATGATGTCGATGTCGCGGCGGCCAATGCAGCACGATATGGCGCAATAGACCGTCCCGGCGTTGTGCTGGCGGAGCTTCTTGAGGGCGATTTCGCGGGCGTAGATGTTGAGCGTCACATCCGCCTTGGACGGGCACTTGCCCCACGGGCATCCGCCGCCGATGCGGCAGTTGCCGCCGTAGAAGTCGACGGCGAGCTTCCGGCCCGTCGTTCCGCAGTCGGCTATCGAGCCGTGCGTGACATAGCGGCCCGTGCCGTTCACGATGAGCGAGGCGTCGCCGCACCCGTGCCGGACGAGCCACGAGCGCACCCACTCCTCAATCGGGCGGAGGGCGAGGTCGCTTGCGGAGGGCGGGGTCGGGACGGCCACGATAACCTTGTCGGCCTTGCCGTCGGTGACGGAAATCTGCGTCTTGATGTCGAGGCCGACCGGGAGCTTGTTGTGGAGCGAGGCTTCGTACAGCTCGCGCCCGAGCATCTTGGCGAGGTAGTGGTCGAGCGGCATGTTGCGCGTGTCATCGCCGCCCGTCGCCATGCCCCAGAATATGCCCTGGTCGCCCCAGCCGTCCGCGTCCACGCCGATTGCGATGTCGCCCGACTGCCTTGAAATGTGCGAAACCACCTCCAGCTCGTCGCCGCAGATGCAGTTTTCCGCTCCGAAGCGGGACTGGTACGCCTTGGTGTAGCCGACCATGTTCGCGGCCCTTCGGGCGAAGTTGGCGATTTCCTCCTCCGTGAACTGCGTCCGGGTGGTTATCTCGCCGGATATTGTGCAAAACTTCCCCTTGAGCTGGACTTCGAGGGCGACGCGCGAGCGCGGGTCCTTTTCGAGGTGTCTGTCGAGGAGATAGGACGCGATGAAGTCGCAAGTCCTGTCGGGGTGCCCCAGGGCGCAGTATTCGCTGGTCTGTGTCATGGCTTTTGTGGTTTCCTTTCTCGTTTTTCCTTTGCGGATTTGTTGTTGGTTGTGAAGGGGTCGGCTCACGATTCCTCGTCGCCCTCCGGCTCGGACTCGCCGTCGCCTCCCTCTTCGCCGAACACGCTGTCGAAATCTCTCGGCTCGGTGATTTTCGGGAAGTTGGCCTTGACATTGTGGAGGTCGCCCTTGTAGAACACGAGGACGTTCTGGTGGGTCTTGACGACCTTGCGCCCCGCGTTGAATGTCCCGGCTGCCCGTATGGCCGACCCCCCGACGGGCTCGATGTAGATGATGTCGTTCACAAACTGCAATCCGGCGTCGATGAACGCCTGCTTGGTCGCGCCGATGAAGTTGCGGTAAGCGCCAGTCTTCTTGTCGCGGACATCGCCGACGACGAACAGGGCGAACCTGTCGTCCTTGAGGGCCGCACAGGCGTTGGCGATGATTCTGCGATACGCCTCGACGAACTTGTCGTAGGGCATGTTGGAGAGGTCGCCGGGCTTGTCGGAGTAGACTTCGAGATCGGCGTAGGGCGGGCAGGAGAAAACCATGTCGAACTTCTCGTCACCGACATGGTTCAGGAGGTTGGTGGAATCGTCGCAAATCCAGCGCACCATGTCCTTGTGGGACGGGGCGAGCTGCTTGTAGTTTTCGTCCACCTGCTCCTGCCGGATGTCGAAGCCCGTGTATTTGTGGCCGAGGCGGGCGGACATTACGCCGCGAACGGAGCCGCCGCAGAACGGGTCGAGGACGGTTCCGCCCTCGATGTTGAACCAAAGGAGCGCTATTTCCGCCAGAACCGGGTCGAACTCCGATGTGGCGGGGGCGGCTGGCGTTCCGCCGTAGATGTTCTTGATGTCCTGCCCGAGGAGGTTCGGGCCGCGCCCCTTCGTGCTGTCGAGGGCCGAGTTCCACTTGGCCTTGCGGTCGCGCCAGTATCCCTGCCGCGAATCAAGTATCGAGAGGGGCGGGACGAGGAAGCGGTCGGACAGGGACTTTGTTTCGACATTGCTGCCCTTGTCGACCTTGAAGTCGGAGGGGTCGAATCCGAGCGATTCGAAGTCGAAGTCTGGAAGGGCCAGAAGCTCGCTGCCGAGCATCCCCAAGTCCCACTCCGCCTTTTCGGCGACCTTGTTGTCGGCGAGGCGGAATGCGCGAATCTGCTCCGGCGTGAGGTCGCTCGCGTAGACGCACGGCAGCTCCTCAAGGCCCAGCTCCTTCGCCGCCTTGAGGCGCGTGTGTCCGCACACGATTACATTGTTCTCGTCTATGACGAGCGGCACCTTGAAGCCGAACTGCGAGATGGACTCCTTGACGAAAGGCACGGCCTTGTCGTTCTTGCGGGGGTTCTTATCGTAGGGGATGATGTCGTCTATTGCGACGTATTTGATTTCTAGCCTGTCGATGTTCTTCATTTTGCGGTCTTGCCTTTCTTGTGGGTGTGTCAGGTGTTGGGGTTGTTGTTCTCGCGCTGGCGGGCCTCATGCTCCGCCTTTGCCTTTTCGACCTTTTCGAGGGCGATTGTCCCTAGGACGAAGGGCGAGCGCGGCGTCTTGTCCTCAAATGTCTCGGTCGGCTTCTCGCCGATGGTGTCCCGTACGAACTCGGCGGCGCGGACATTTCCCTTCGCCGCCTTGGCAATTATTCCGGCGAGGATGCGCGTCTGCACATCCACATTCGCGTTCTCGAAGTCCTTGAGGCAGTCGACATCCTCCTTCATCCGGCCCTTTTTTATGGGCTTAGACAGGATGGAAATTAAGGATTCGCGCATTGTCTTGCGCAATTTCCTCGTCGCGCCCGACTTGATGCCGCCGTTCCGGCCTTTTTCTCGCGCCTCGCTCGCGGTTCTGATGGTGTGCGGGACTAGGTTCTGTTCGTTTGCCATCTAGCGGTTTTCCTTCGTTTTCCTAATTTTATCTTGACAAATCGAACGAGGATGGTGTAGAATGTGCGTCCTCGCGCGTGGGCGCGGGGTAATTTCCATTGCCGCAACCGTCAACCATTGCGGGTGTCCCCACGAAAAGCCCCACACCATATGCGCCGGAAATCCCGCGCTCTCGACTGTGCCGGAATCGCATTACAGGTCGAACTCCAGATTGTACGCCTGACGCCTCTTGGCTCCGCCAACGCCCTTGAGCTGCATCTGCCGCATTATGCTGGCGAAGAACTTGCACTTGCCCTTCATCTGCACGAGGTGCTTCTGCACGGCTTCCTTCGATATCGGCTTCGGGAGGGTGCGGCCAATCGTGGCGTAGTCCTCGCCGAACAGGAGGTGCTTTAGGATGCAGAGCTGGATGTCGGGCAGGGCGAACAGGGACGATATGACAATCACCATGTTCCGCTCCGTTTCCTCGGTGAGGGTGGCGGTGACGGCCGCCGACGGCCTGTCGGCCTCCTCGTCGAAGAACACGAAATTGCCGTCGCGGCTGTCTGATTCGCGGCGCGATTCGTCGTCTAGGTTGTCGCGGACGAACTCGCCCTCCGACTCAATCCCGCCGAGGCGGACATCGGAGCGCCCCTTGTTGGAATCGTCGGCTGGGCCTTGGCACACCTGCCAGCAGAAGGGGTCGCCCTTGCCGTTCCTGGGGCATGAATGGCAGTCCTTGTGGAACTCGCGCCCCTTGGCGGCTTGCCGGGATTGAGGCGGTATCTCCCGCCCGTCCCGCCGGATATGTCGTGTGTTCTCCATTTTTCGGGTGTGGGGACATTATACCACACACCGAGCCGGAAAACAAGGGGGTGATTTTCGGTTTTTTGGACGGAGCGTCAGAGGTCGGGTGCGACCGTAATGACTATGCGGGGCCTGTCGAGGGTGCGGCGCTTCGTTATCAGCGTCGTCGTTATGTGGCTGTCGTCGGCGAACCACCCGGCCTTGACGAGCGCGTCCTGCGGGGCCTTTATGCGGTTGTCGTTGTCCGCGCCGCAGGGCATGGGCGCGTTAGGGACAAGCTCTCTCCTGGGCGTCCCCTTCGGGTATGCGTGGTAGAACGCGACATATAGGAACGCTGGCGTCCCGTGCGGGACGACGGACTCCACCGCGCCCTTGAAGGGCCTCGCGAGGATTTCGACGGCCTTCATGCCGGATGCGACGCGCTTGTTGGTGAAGATGCGGCGCGTTCGGAACGACACCTTCTTCTGCTGCGCTGTCGATAGCGTCGACGGGTCGATGGGCAGGGTTATGCGGACGGCTTGGCGCTCGTCCGGCAGGGTTATGCTTTCGCACTTTGATGGCATTGCTTCGTTGTCCTCCTTACGATGTCGGGCCTCCCGTGATGGTGCCGTAAGACGAAAATCCCTCTACGACGACTTGCTTCGAGGGGGGGCTTGTCGTCTCTCCCGCCGCAGAGGCGACATCGACCTTCATCACGCGGAAGTATTCGACCGCCCCCTTGAGGTCTATTTCGGAAACCGAGCACAGCTGCATGAACGAAACTATGCTCTGGAGCTGGGCGAGGGTGAATCGCGGGTTCTCGCGCTCCCTCTGTAGCTCCGCCGCGACGAACTCCCTGTCCTCGCGCTCTATTTCACGCCTCTGCTCGAGCATCCTCTGCTGCACGAACGAGTTGCATTCCGCGTGGGCGAGGAAGAACCTCGGCCCGAGGTCGCGGGTGCTGTCCGGCCGTGCGAGCCTGTTGGCCTTCTGGAGGTCGGCGTGGCTCGCCTCGATGAACGAGCGCACCGTGCTGAACCGCTCCATGACGATGCGTATCTCCGCCGCGAGGCGCTGGTTGTATGCGATGCGGATGTGCTCGACGATTTCCTCGCGTTTCGGCACGGCGATTTCGACCGTCCTCTCGTTCGCGCTTTCCTGTTCCTGTTCCATTCCGTGTTCTCCTTTTCGTTTGTCCCTTCGGGGCTTGCGCCCCTATATTGTGGCGAAGGCCTTGACCTCGCCGACCTCCACGCTTCCGTATTCGTTGCCGAGGAGCCTGTCGGCGTCGTTGTATCTGCCGCGCTTCCTCGACAGGCCCATCCTCTCCGAATATGTCTTGGAGCATTCGCGCAGGACGGTCGTCCTTCCGGCTGCGTCCGTGTCGAACGTCTCTAGCGGCCTGTCGCGCTCCACGAGCTGCCATCCGCCTCCCTCGCGGGGGACTATGGCGTGGGTGAACACAAGCGCCTCGCTTACGTTCATCCTCTTGAACAGCGCGACCTGCTCGGCCATGTCTGTTGCGAGGGCCGTGCTTCCGCGCTTTGCTATCTGGCTGTCTGACATTGCAATCTCCGTTTCAGTCCCACCTGGACTTTCTGTGCTTCGCGTCCATCTCGTCGAGGAGGCGCAGCGAGTTAGATATGTCGTTCGCGCCGCACGAATGGACTGCGAGCCCCTTTGCTCCGCCCGGAAGGGCCATGTCGAGGCGCGTGGTTTCCGCGACGAGCCTCTTGAGGATGTTCTTGCGCGTCCGCATGAAGCATTGGATGAGGATGTCGCGCCGCTTGCGGAGGACATCGACGGACTTCAATATGCGGCCCTTGAGGGTTTTGGCGTTGGCCGCCTCCTGCGATTCGGGGTCGGCCTTTATGCGCTGGTCGAGCATTTCGGCGCGTGCGCGTCGCCTCCTGACCTCCTCCATGACGCGCTTTAGGGCGGCGGTGTGGGCGGCGAGCCTCTTCGTCGGGTCTGCGGCCTTCGACGCCTCCGCCACGGCCCTTGCGAACCCCTCGTCGGATATCGACGGGTCGAGCAGGGCGGCGTCCAGCTCGTCGTCCCCCACCTTCGGCATGGGGCAGGCTATGGCCTCGGTCAGGTCCGATTCGAAGCTGGCGAGGGAGCGCAGGATTTCGACGGCCGGATTAACGGCCCTCGCGAGCCGGACGAACTCGGCCTTTGCGCTGCGGACGGCCGAAACCGACGCCTTTGAGCGGCCAAGCCCCTCGTCGGGAATGCGGGACAGAATCTTGTTCATCCCCTGCATCGCGTCGGCCACGCGGACGAACGCGCCGCGCACCTCGTCCATGCACGACGAAAGCTCGTCGAACGAGCGGGGGCGCTTCATGACGCCACCCCCATGTCCAGCTCCGGCTGGACGGGCCTCTCGAACCTGTCCTTTAGGCGGAGGTACCTGTTGCGGACGTAATCCTCCTTAGCAAGGGGCTTGAACAGGTCGAGGACGAAGCACCTCGTACCTCGCGGGGCCTCCTTCGCGTTCCACAGCGTGTGTTCGAGGAGGGGAAGCACCTTCTCCTCGATTACGTCGGCGTAGCACGCCGACTTGTCCATGCCCGTAAGCTCGCGGACGGCGGACAGGGCCTTGTGGAGCCTCGCCCTCGCGGAGCAGGTGAGCCGGAGGTTGAACCGCGCCGGACGCGTCGCAGACCCCGTGTTGGTGGGGGCCTCCGCATCCGTGTATTTGTGCTTGCAATGTCCCATTTCGTCGTGTTCTCCGTTTTCGCGCCACCGTCAGGCGACGGCTCCTGCGCGTCTGTTCCTGTTTATGAATGCGTTTAGGCTCTCCTCGGTGACGCCGTGGTGGTTGGTGCCGCCGTAGGTCACGCCGACGAGCTTTCCCTTCCGGCGGAGGTAGCGCACCATGTCCTTCGAGCATCCGAGGCGCTTCGCCGCCTCCGCGTAGACCACGCACACGGCTGGGGCTGGGCTGTCGTCCTTTGTCTTGCCGTCCTTGAAGCCGCGCACCATCTCCATGAATCCGCGCCGCGTCTCTTCCGTCATGGTCTGGTCGATCTCCACGACGCTACCGATGACATCAATAGTCTTTTCGAGCATTTCCCGTCCCTCCGTCAGAATGGCATGTCGTCGATGTCGCCGCATTCGGCGATTTCGTCCGGCTCGGCGGGCGGCGGCACGGCGGCGGCCCTCGCTGCCCGCTCCTTGACCTCCAGCTTCACGGCGCGGAGCGACGCGAACCACTGTCCCGCCTTGTTTCTGTTTTCGTTCGCGTCCACATAGAACGAAACCTCCACCTTGTCGCCGGGATTCACGCCGTCAAGGTCTTTCGTCCTGTCCTTCGAGCCGTCGCCACGGCCCTTCGTGAACTCGAACATCGCGTAGTTCGGGTATTGTGCGTTCTCGGATTGCGTCTTGCACACGAGGGTGCGCTTTGCGAATCCCGAGGCGAAGGTCTGCGTCTGTCCGACGAAGTGGACCTCGCCCGCGTATTTGTATGGTTCCATGTCTTGTGCTTCCTTTGCTTTTTGTCGTTCTGGCGGTTTTCCGCCTTTTGAAAATCCTGTCATTGCCTCCGCGCCGCCGTGGAGGCCCCATTCTGTGCCTCTGGCGCGTTCGCCGCCCCCGGACGGATGGTTGAGGGGGTACGGGCTTCGACGCGCTCCTGGGCGGCCCTACGCGCGTCCATGTCGGCGATGAACCTCGTCGTCCGGTCTACGACCTTCCTGTTGGCCTTTACGGCCCTGTTCGAGCCGCCGGAGAACTCGACCGACTTGCACATCTCCGTTATCCGGTCTATTATGCGGATTCCGTACCTGTCCTTGATTTCGGACTTCTTGAGGTTCGTCGTGAAGTGCGTTCGCTCCTCGCTCGCCATCCGTCGCTCGATTATGTAGGCCAATATGTCGAATTTCACTCCGTAGTTGTTGAAAACAGGCTCCGCGCCGATGTCGTCAAGCAGCACCTCCCTGTTTGCGAGGTCGTCCATCATCTCGCGGATGTCGCTTTCGGAGCGCCCGAGGATGTCGTGCATCGAGAAAACGGCGACCTCGCCGCCGTCGAAGGTGCGCAGCGTTCGGAAGAACATGGTCTTGCCCGTCCCGACGGAGCCGTGGATGAACAGTCCGTACCCGGCCATGTAGAGGCGTAGGGCCTCAAGGGACGCGGAATTGAACCGATAGCCCCTGCGCACCATGTTCTCGGCCTTGGCCTTGAGCATTTCGGGGCGGATTTCGGCCTCTCGCTCCTCGCATGAGGGCTGGGCGAGCGACCTAAGTATGCCTTCAAAGGCGGATTTGGTAATTTTCGTCATCAATCTTGACTCCTATCGTTTCCTTTTTGCGCTTTTCCTCCGCATCCCTCTCGCGGCGGCGCTTCTCGTCGCGCCAAGCGAACGCGAGCTTGGCCCGCCATCCGTTGGCGACTATCTTCTGCCCGCGCGTGTCGCGCCATTGGCTCGTTTGCATGATGGCGTACCATTCGCGGGCGAATTCCTCCGGTATGACCTCGCCTCCGGCCCTGTGGACGCCATCTGCGGCCACCTTCAGAACTAGGTCGAGCGTCGGGTGGTTTCCGTCGGCGGGCGGATTTGCCGCCACACCGTCCTGTGTCCGCTGGATTCCGTTGTTTCCGCCGGATTCCGTGGATTCCGTGGATTCCACCGGAATCCGCGTGACATCGGCCTCAACGCGCGCACGCGCGACGCGCGCGTTATTGTTAATAATATTATTATTTTGTTTATAAGAGAGTGAGTGCGTAATAGGGGGGTGAAGGGGGGAAGGCTCCTTCGCGCTCTCTTGTCCGTCCGTTTCCTTGTTGTCCGGCGGATTCCGCGTGACATTTGCGCGGCTTCTGCGCTTGCGCTCCCTGTCGAGCTTCCTCCTGTGCTCCTCCTTTTCGTCCATCCAGCTTGAAGCGTTGCCTATCATCTGGGCCATCAGATTCTCGTCCTCTGTCGCGTCCGGCACCTTCTGCCGACCGAGCATCCGGCAAACCCTGCCTACCTTGGCCGTGTCCTCGCAGGTCTTGAGGAAGTTCCACAGCATCTCCGGTTTTATCATTTGGGGCAATCCTTCGTTGAACGGCGGGGCGGCCTTGCGACCGCCGCCGTCATATTGGCCGATTCCGTAAACTTCACCCGGCGACGCCCTCCTCGGGAATCTCCTTGTGCTCCACGACCTCGTATGTGACGCCGTTCGCCGCCATCGCCTCGCGAATCTTCGTGAGGGCCGAGAACGTCCCCTGCACCTTGATGAAGAACCAGTAGGATTTCTCCCTTTGCTTCTGCGGGGCGGCCTGTTCGGGTGCTGTGGCGGGCGCGGCGGCCCCAGCGGTCTGCGCCGCCTGTTCCTCCGCCTCCACGGGCGCGGGTTGCTGCACCGCGCCGTCGCGGCGCTTCGCGGCGAGGTCGGCCTTGGCTCGTTCCATCGCCTCCGCCCTCTTGCGCTCCTCCTCCGCCCTCGCTTCCTCGGCCTCGCGGCGCTTGCGCTCCTCCTCGGCCTTCATGCGTTCGGCGGCGGCCCTCTGCTCCTTGAACCTCTTGACCTCCGCCGCCGCATCCGCCATGTCGAATCGGCGGCACAGGGCGAATTTCGCGGCCGTGCGCACCTCCGCGTCCTCGTCCGCGTATATCTCCGCAAGGGAGGCGAGCGCGGCCTTGCAGCGCTGAATCTCGGCGTTCATCTGCATGGCCGCCTTTGTTTCGCTGACGCTCTTGTTGAGCCAGTTTCCGGCGGTCTTGGGGTCTGTCTGCGCGGCGAAGAATTCCCGCCAATGCGAGGTCTTGCGCTCCGGTGCCTCCATGTCGTCGCCGAACGCCTCCGCGAGGCGGTTGGCGAACTGCGCCGTCAGGGTCTTTCGCTTCTCGTCCACGCGCCTCTTCTCGAACTCGGCGAGCTGCGAGTCGATGCCCTTCGCCGTGCTCTTGCCAAGCTCCTCAAGTTCCTTGGCCTTGGCCTCGAATGATTCCATCGGGGCGAGCCACCGCGCCTTGGTGTCGATTCGCGCCCTCGAAATGGCGGCGACGACCTTGTTTATCTCGGCTCGGTCGTCCTTTGCCCTCTTTATCGCGTCCTCGGTGACGACGAGCCCCTTGAACTTCTCAAGGTACGACTCCATCGCCGCCTTCAACTCCGGGTAGTTGAATTCTATCGCGGCAGGGAGCGATTCGATGTCTGTCGTGATTCTAAGCTGCAAATCCATGTCGTGTTCTCCTTTTCGCGCTGGAGCGGGGCGGAACGGAAGCGTCGCGTCCTCCGTCCGCCCCGGCCCCGTCGCATGGTTTAGAGGGGCAGCCGTTCCGCGACGACCGCCGCCGCAGGGGCCTCCTTCGCCGGAACTGGCTCCGGCTGCCTATCGCCTCCCGCGTTCACGCCGAGGGCGGCGCGGAGCTTGTCGTTTCCGGCCTGGGGCTGCGCTTGCGGCTGGACGACCTCGCCGTCTATCGTCTCGCCCTTGAAGTAGTCCTCCTTCGTCCCCATCCCGTCCTTAAGCGAGTTGTAGACGTTGCGGAGGTCGACGACCTGCGCCGGAAGGATGGCCTCTATCTTGCGCTGGATGCGGCGCTCGATGTCCGCCTTGCCGACATTGAACTGCTTGAAGGCGTCGAGAAGCTTCTTTATGCCCTCCGCCGATGTGTCGGCCGTGGCCTTGAGCGTGGAGTTGCACTGCTCCACCGCCATGTCCACGATGTCGCCAGGGACTCCGGCGAGGATGCACGCCCGCTTGCGGCGGGCCGCCTCGTTCGCACACTTCTCGTAGACATCGCGGGGGTCCGTGAGCAGATAGTCGCCGCCCCGCGTGTGGCGGATTTTGCTGACCGTGAAAGTCACGGTGTTGCGGCTGTTCTTCTCCTTGTCCCATGCGTAGGCCTCGCACTTCACGAAGTCCTCGCCCTGCTCAAGCTCGCGCCACCCCGCGTCGAAGTTGCCCATGCACCGCACAAGCACCTCCGCGAGCCGGATGGACGGGCCTGTTATGGGCTCGGTCGCACCCTTGCGCGAATAGGCGTAGACCGCCCTCTGCGCAAGCTCCTGCCTCATGCACTCGCGCTTTACGTCCTCGCGAACCTGTATGAGGTCGCGGGGGAACATCTTGGCCATCTGTATGGCCGCGACGCTTTCGGCGAGTTCCCTTGTCTGCGCGACGGCGACCGCCGCGCTGTTGCTCATTATCGAGCCGCCAATCAGGCCGCCGCCGTGCGGTGGCTGCCGTCCTGTCGATACCTCGTTGCTCATTTTCGTGTTCTCCTTGTTTGTTTTTTTCCTGTTTTTGGCTTACGCCAAATCCCCTATGCCGCCTTGGTCGCCTTTGGCTTGAACGGCCTGTCGCCTGGACTTGTTATCGTGTAGGCCGCAACCTGCTCCGTCGAGGCGTTGAGGGCGAGCGCGAGGCCCTCCCAATCCGTCTTGCACTTGTCGCGGTTGTTCTTCCATGTGGCGAGGATGTTGTCCTCGTCGTCCATTAGGGCCTCGGCGTCCTTCATGAACGCGCATATCTCGGTCTTTAGCTTCTCCCCCTGCTCCTTGGCGGCCTTCTCCGCCGCCTTGGCCTCCTTGAACTGCTCGAGCTTGCGCTTTATGTCGTCGTTCGCGACGATCTTCTTGCCGGGGCTCGAAATCGCGTAGATTATCTTGTTGTCCTCCTCGCACGACGGGGGCGGCATCTTCCCGCCGACCACATATTCGTCCCACCACGCGGCGAGGCGCGTCTGCATCGCCTTAATCACCTCGTCGTCGCGCTCCACGCGGTATGTCTCGAAGCGCTTGTGCGTGAGGAACAGGGCGGCGACATCCGCGTGCTTGAGGCGTTCGTCGAGGCCCATGTAGTGCTGAACCTGCGTGACGTAGTAGAGCGGAACGCCGTCCGTCCAGTCCACGCTCGTCGTCTTGCATTCGAGAAGCGTGTCCGTTCGAATCTCGCCCATGTGTGAGGCCACCTTCTGGCCTTCGGGAACCACAAGCCTGTCGAGGTTGCCGAGGAAGCACCCCTTGTGGAGCATCTTGTTGAAGCGCTGGACGACGCGCCCCGTTTCCTGCGCGTAGCGTCGGGCCACGAAATCCTCAAGCTCCGTGCCTATCCTCATGGCCTCCGTTTCCGGCTTGTCGGGTGCGCGGCCCGTCTTGTCGAGCCATACCGTGAGAGGCGTCGCCCAGGGGCTCATGCCCAGAATGGCGGCAACATCGGAGCCGCCGATGCCCTTGCGGCGCTCGGCGAGCCATTCCTGTCTTTCCTTAGGTGTCATGTGCGTGTTCTCCTTTTGGTTTTCCGTCAAATGATGCTAGGCGCGGGCGTTCCTTCTCCCACGATTGTCCCCACACCTACCGCCAAAAAAAATGGCGCGTTTGCGCTTCGCGCTTTCGCGTCCAATCGCCCGAGCCGTCCCGGCGATGTCCTTGGCGGCGCGGCGAAGCCCCTTGCGGAGGGCTTCGTTCGCGTCGATTCCCTTTGCTCGCAGGGCCTTTATCAGGTCTGCGATGTCCTCGTCAACGGTGATTCGGGTTCGCTTGAGCGAAGCCGGAGCGTCGTGATGTTTTGTCATTTTGTTTTCCTTTTTTCCTTTTTGCTTTTGGTTTCTGGTTTGTCGCCAGATTTTGCGAATGACCAGTCCGCAGCGTCGCCGCCGTCCGGTAGTCTGCGAGGCGGAACAATCCCGTTCGCCTTCGCCGCCTTCTCAAGCATGTACCGAAGAACCTCGGCCATCGAATTGGCCGAACTTAGGTTCTTCAACTCCTCGAAAACGCGCCGCTCCTCCTTGTCGAGGAAGAAATCGACCCGTCTTTTGCCTCGTTTTCTCTGCCCTGGCATTTTGTCGTGTCTCCTTTCCCTTTTCTGTATTTGAACCGCCCGACCCATTGAGGGCCAGCGCGGGATATTATAGCAAAGGTGTGGGGACAAAGCAAGGGCGAATCTTGAAGATTCTTTCTCTCCGGCGCACTTTCTTCCGTTCTTGCCCGCTTTGACAGGATTATGGTATAATATGTCCCGACACGACGGAGAACACGGCAATGACTAAGAAGGAGCTTGGGCGGGCTGTATCGGCTTTCGCGGAGAAAATCGCGGTCGAGCAGCGGGAAATCCAGCGCGGGTCGAAAGACCCGGAATCGAACACGAGCGCAATCATACAGGAGTTCCTGTCCTCGCTCGGCTACGGCATAGGTCGCGGCGGCGGAATGGAGCGCGAGTTCCGCGTGGCGGCTATGGACGCCGACGACAAGTGCGACTACGCCCTGTGGGGCGACGGGCGGCGCAACCCGAAGCCGGACATCCTCGTCGAGGTCAAGGCCATAACCAAGAGCCTCGATTCCAAGAAGTACGAGAACCAGCTATACGGCTACGCCGTGCGCGGCGGCGTGAATTGGGCCATACTGACGAATGGTATGCGGTGGCGAGGATTCAAGCGTCAGAGGCGCGGCGGTGGCGTCGCCCTCGTCCCCCTGTTCGACATTGAGGTCGGCGACGGGACGACCGACGAGGTGCTGGCCGTGTTCAACGCAATCTCTCGCGAGGGGATGCGCGACAAGATGTCGGCGTACGAGAGGCGAGCCGCGATGTTCAAGCCGGAATTCATCGGCGAGCTTATTCTTTGCGACAAACCCGTGAAGTGCCTCGTCGGACTTATGAAGGAGCGCGGCGTCGATGTCACGCCGGACGAAATGCGGACAATGCTGCGCGAGCGAGTCGTCGGCTGCGCCGTCGCCGTGCCGGATAGGCCGACGCCTCAGACGGAAAGGCGCAGGGCGAGCCCGGATTCCGCGAACGGGGAATTCCTGCTCAAGGGGCGCGGCATGACCGCGAGGGGCCGGAGGGTTGACGAGGGATTCCTCGTGTTCGCCGGAACGCCCGTGTGCGACCCCGTGCCGAGCTTCCTGTCTAGCTGCCGTTCGGCTGTTCGCTTGCGCGAGGCCCTTGAGGCCGACGGGACGATTGCCGACGGGGCGTTCACGAAGGACTATGTATTCTCGTCCTCGTCCGCCGCCGCGAGCATCGTGATGGGACGCGCCTCGAACGGCCCGAAGGAGTGGAGGAACGCCGACGGAATATCGCTCGGCGAGATCGTTTCCGGCTGATTCATAATCCGCAGAACCCCCGCATTTACGGCCATTATCGGGCCAACGACCCCTCCGCTCCTGGAGGGGTAAAAAATTATTGAGAATTCTCAAGAAGCCCCCTTGCGGGGCCGTGTTCTTTTTGCTAAGATATGCGGCGGTATGGGGACACCAGCCCCCACACCGACCAACAAACGAAAAGGCAAAGAAAAGGAGAACACGACATGCTAGGCATACAGGCAAACGACATCTGCTATTCGACGGCGAATGGCGGGCACAACCCGTTCAACACGGACGGCGTTGCGAGGACTACGCTCGACCCCGAGTTCGCGAGGCAGGCTCTCAACTTCCGCATAGAGAAGCGGCAGAGCTACGACCGCAACGGGAGGCCGATTCCGAAGAACTACCACCTCGTCAAGGACTCGGACAACTCGTTCATCCCGTCCAACGGCATCGGCGAGCAGTTCGTCCCGATTCAGCACCTCGATGTCTACGACTACATTGTGAACAAGGTCATGCCGCAGGTTCCGCAGATGGAGCTGGAGATGGCCGGGACGATTCACGGCGGAGGCGTGGGGCTCATCGCCGCCAAGTTCGGCGACACCTTCTCAATGAAGGGCGACACCAGCGAAAACAACCTCCGCCTGTTCTTCGCCAACCCGTCCAACGGGACGGGCCGCATGGTTATGGGCTTCACGACCGTGCGCGTGGTCTGCCAGAACACGCTCCTTGCGGCGACGAAGGAGGCGAGGGCCGACGGATTCCGCGTGACACACACCAAGAGCGCTGACACGCTCGCGTTCGAGGCTGTGAAGAGCATCGAGCGACAGGCGGTCGCGGCGCTCGAAATGAAGAGCCGCTGCGAGAGGCTTGCGGAAATCGGCGTCGATTCCGAAACCCTCGAACGCTGCCTCGACAAGATTTACCCGCTCTACGGAATCCCGCAGGATTCACCCGGCTACGCGAGGATGCTTCACCTCCGCGAGCGCGTCAAGGAGGAGTTCGAGGCGGGGGCGACGGCGCAGACGATAAAGACCGATTCCGCGTGGAAGCTGCTCAATGCGTTCACATACCCGATTTTCAACCCCGACAAGCTGCCGCCGAAGAAGGACCGTGCGGAAATCGCCTACAAGGGGATGATAGGGAGCGTCGCGGAAAAGACCGACAAGATTCTTCGCGCCGTCGAGGCCGTCGCGGCATAATCCGGAAGGGAGGCGGAACGATGGACGACAACCTTCTGAAGCCGACGCCGGACGCCGCCGACTCGGTAATCGCCAAGATAAAAAAGGCGATACGCCTCGCAAGGGGGACGAGCGAAGCGGGGGAGCGGGAAACCGCCCTCCGCCTCGCCCGCTCGCTCGCCGAGAGGAACGGCCTTGCGTTCGAGGAGATAGACGAGAGCGCGGAGGAGGCGAAGGCCGTCCACATAAGCGACGACGCGGAGGAGCGCATAGATGGGCCGGAGGTCGGCTTCTCCTTCTCGATAGTCCACGACCACTTCGGCGTGGTGGCGATGGTGACGACGAGCAGACGCGACAGGGTTCACGGCCACTACTCGTGGTTCGGGCCGAGAATCAACATCGACATTGCACGCCATGTGCACCACATCCTCCTCCGTGAATCACGCGCCGCGTTCCGCAGGGCGAGGAAGGCCGCACCCAGAATCAAGCGGCAGGCGTTCATGCAGGGCTTCTTCGTCGCAATCTACGTCAAGCTGACGGAGCATCCGCTTCGCAACGACCGCGAGGCGTTCGAGGCGGAGAAAAAGGCGGCGGAGAGGAAGTTCGAGGAGTTCAGGGCGAACAACAAGGTGCGCGAATCGCGCAAGCCAAGGGCCTCCGACGACCACAACGCCATAAGCATGGGCTACCACGACGGGGAGAGGGTGAACCTCGCCCGCCCGTGCGCGAACGCCGCCGCCGAAAGATGCGCACTTGAGGCCAGAGACTGAAACCAAAGGAAAGGAACCAAAATGCTGACATACGAACACGGAAGCAAGAAAGGCGTCGGCTCGCGCCTGTGCGTGGACATCGAGGATGGCCACGGCGGGCGGAATGGCCGCGTTAGAATAGACATCTACAGGCAGTCCAACGACGAGGACACGGCTTGCGCCGGAGCCAAGAAGTGGGAGTTCGCGGACGGCAATCCGGCGACGGCCGCGCTGACCGCGCCGCAATGCGCCCACATCCTGTCCGTCCTTCGCGGCGAGGCCAAATCCATACTCGGCGGCAAGGGCCTCGTCGTGGCGGAGGACGACCGCACGGCCATAGTCCACATAGATGCCGTTTCGAAGCCCTACGATTCGTTCCAGCTCCACATCAAGACGCAATGGGCGAACGGCGATAAGTCCGAGGGCCGATTCCTTCTCAATCTCACCGAGGCGCTGTCGCTCAAGACCGCTCTTGAGAGCGCGATGGGGCGCGTCGCCTTCGGGCGGTGACACCACAACACGAAATCCAAAAGGAGAACACGAAAAATGCAAATCGAAACGATAAAGACGACCTTTGCGAACGCGGTGTCCCGCGTATCGAGGGTCATAAGCGCGTCGTGCGCGAACGACAACGCCGCGTTCGGCTGCGTCCTCATTGAGGGCGCGGAGGGCAAGGTGAAGCTAACGGGGACCAACGGCGACATCCTCATTTCGACGGAGATTGCCTGCGAGGTTTCCAGGCCTACGAGCATGGCCGTCCCCGCCGGACTGCTGAACAAGCTTCTTTCGGCCCTGCCGGAGGGCGTCCTTCAAATCGCCTACGACAGCAAGGCTCTCAAGGTCGAGGTGAAGAGCAGCGTCGGGCGCACCAAGATCGCTTGCGTCGAGCCGGATAAGTTCCCCAAGGCGGCGGAGGACGACGAGATGACGAGCCTTGCAATCCAGAACGCGGCCCTCCGCGAAATCCTGCGCAAGACCTCATACGCCGCTTCCACGGACGACACGCGCAAGACCCTCCGCAACACACTGTTCGCGCTCCGCGCCGACGGCCTTACGGCTGTCGCCACAAACGGGAGGCTCCTCGCCAAGGTGGACTACTCGCGGGACATGGAGGGCTCGCTGGAGGGCGACATCGAAATCCTCGTGCCGCCGACGGCCTGCTCGCTTCTCGCCGACAAGGCAATCCTCGGCGGCGACGGAGTTGTGCGCATAGAGGTTCCGGCGACCAACCGCGTGTACGCCAAGTTCACATGCGGCGACACGGTTCTTCGCACGAGGCTGTTCGACGATGTTTTCCCGAGCTACGGAAAGGTCATCCCGGCTGACAGCGGAACGCCCGCGACGATAGACAGGCAGAGGCTTGTGGACGCGATAGAACGCGCCTCCATCTTCTCTCCTTCCGGCGAAAGCGGATACGTCTCGCTGACATTCGCGCCGGACGGCTCGCTCCGCGTGGAATCGCAGAAGTCCGAGGCGGGAAACTCCGACGAGACGATGCAGATAGACTACAAGGGCGGCAAGGTGCGGATGCTGGTGGCGAAGCGCTACATAATGCCGATTCTCAAGGCGATAGACGACGACGAGGTTGCAATCCACATATCGTCGGGCCACAGCCCGCTGATGGTGAAGTGTTCGATTCCCTTCCTCGCCGTGGTTATGCCGATGCGCGACGAAAGCACGGTGGGAGGAGCGGCGTGATGGCAAGTGGCGTGGTTGTCGAGCTGCCTTGCAATGCTGCGGAATTGAAGGCGAAGATTCGCTGCTTCTGCCGCGAGCATGGATGCTTCGACACGGCTATCGCCGTGCCAGCGAGGCACCTCGGCAAACGCGCCGTGCGCATTTTCAACCCGGAAAACAGAAAGGAGAATAAGTCATGCAAGGTGAAACCGTAGACGCCATCCAATGGCCGAGGGCCAAATACTGGACTAAACAGTGGAACCCCGTTATCGGCTGCAAGCCGTGCAGCCCCGCTTGCGAAAACTGCTATGCGGCGGCGTGGGCCAAGAGGTTCGGCCAATCGTTCGAGCCGCACGCGACAAAGCAGAAGCCGCCGCGCTCCGGCATAGTGTTCTGCGGGAACATGACCGACCTGTTTGGGGAGTGGCGTAGCAGTCCAGAAATGGTGGTGACTGTCAGAACGCCACCCAGAACGCATGAATCGCAATATCTGTGGCTCACAAAGCGGGTGGTCAATATGGTGCAGTCGCTCAGACACATTCAAGACTGCTTTCAGATCCCTGGATATTGGTATGGCAACCACTACTTCGGCTTCACCGCCGAAAGCCAGGAGTGGTACGACAAGCGGCTCGGGCTTCGCTCCGCTTCTGGTTTCCCGTGGCCGGACTGGGCCAATCTGTGGGTTTCGTGCGAACCTCTGCTCGGCCCGATAGACCTCGGGCTCATGTGGGACGGCGAGCCGATAAAGCCCGTCTACAAATGGGTGGTCGTTGGCTGTGAATCCGGCCCGAAGCGCCGCCCCTGCAAAATCGAGTGGGTCGAATCCATCGTCGAACAATGCAAGGCCGCGAAAATCCCTGTGTTCGTGAAGCAAATCGACATAAACGGTGCGTGCGAGACGGATATAAACAAATTTCCTGCACATCTTAGGATTCGTCAGGTTCCGTGGGCCAGCAAGGGAGGTTTGACATGAGCCGCAACTGCCTCATCGGGATGTCGAAGAGCCTGTGCGACAACTGCGTCAAGGTTCCCGACAAGCCGCAAAATGCCCTTACGCGGAGCGCGGCCCCGTATGGCTACATCTGCAAAATCGGCGCGTGGCGTCCCGGACGATGCTGCTCAAAGGGCGGCTGCCTGTGCTACAACCGCACGGAAAAGAAAGATATGTGACTTCGGAATAAAACCGGAACAAAAGAAAAGGAGAACGCGACAATGAACTGCAAGGCCAAATGCAAGCGATACACGATTGACGAAATAAGGGCGCGAGAACCAGATCCCGAAGAATGGGAGCTTCGCAACGACATGGTGAAAAAAGTCACCGTCCAATGTTGCGAATACGGCTTTCTTTCGCTCGGCATCGACTATGTGAGCGGACGGCAGGGCGTTGGCTACGGACACGCCAACAATTCGAACATTGGGCTGATGATTCACGACTTCGCCGACTTGCTCGGCGTAGGCTATATCAACGGCGATGTTATGGAGGCCATGAGGAACAAGCCGATACGGGTTATGTTCAAGACCGATTATGGCGGCAGGGTCGTCGATTCGACCTACATCGGCAACTTCATGGAGGACAAGTTCATAAAGATGTCCGAGCTCGTTCTGCTCGGCTTAGACAAGGAGGAAAAATGAGCTTGTACAATCTCGTGAACGGGCACAGCGTCGGCTGCTTGCTCGTCATGCCGATGCTGGGCCGGAAGCCGGACGAATATCCGAGATTCCGCGATTGCTTCTTCAGAAAGGCCGACGACGGGACGCGCGAAATCCACATATTGACGCGGGTTGGCTCGCTCAACCAGAACTACGGAATGGGCGAGGAGGCGCTTTACAAGCTCCCCGGCTATATCCGGTTCGAGGATTGCGACGAGGACAGGACATACGGGACATACATATTCAAATGCCCCGAGAAGTGGAAGCCCGACTTCGACGCAATCGTAGCCCGCAAGCTGTCCGCGCTCTCCGAGGACTACTTCGCAATGCAGAGGAGGTTCTGGGACGACGCGGGAGAACGCGCCGTTGCGCAGATAAAGGCCGCGATTGCGAAGTACGAGAACAAGCGCCTCGCGCTCGCCGACATCCTCGCGGAAATGCGAAACGGCCCGACGCCGAAGCATAGAATCGACACCGAGCTGACGGCGCACTACGCCGACTTGATACAGGAGGCGATAAAGGATGAGGCCGCCGCGCTGGAGCGAATCGTCCGCGACGCGGTAATAGACTACTCCGAGCAATATGTCAACGCCCCCAACGACGATGTAGAGCGGGAATTGAAGGAACGCGCCGCGAAAGCGAACGCTTGGCTTGCCGCCCACGGATTCAAGGAGGAGCATGTCGTATGGAGCAAGGAGGAAGCGCCATGTCTGTAAACGAACACGAGACACACGCGGCTGTCGTGGCGGATATACACAAAATTGCCAAGCGTTTTCACGAAGACTATTTGAGCGACCCTGTGGAGTTCAAAGGGTACGAAAGAATAGCCAACGAGTTCTCAACGCTCGCCAGCCGTTTCGAGGCGGCGCACAAGCGCGAGGTGGACGCACTCAAGCAGAGACTCGCCGAGCTGAACGCCGAGATCGCCGCGAAGGACGCGGTGATCATGTGGCTTAACGACGCGCTTGCGGAAGAGCAGGGGCGCAAGATGACAACTGCCGAGAAAAACGCGGCGAAGTTGCCCGACGGGTGGAAAATGTACGACAAGTACCAAATCCGCCACACCGACGGGACACCGCTGAAAGGCAAGCGATACTTCGTGCTACGCCTCGACTCCGACGACCCGCTTGAAGCTGCGCGTGTTGCTGCCGCAATGTCCGCATACAAAGGCGAGGCGCAGTCCGGCAACGTTGCCGCGATGCGCAAGGCGTTGGCGCGAGCGACGAGAACGCTCTCCGCGTGGCGTCGTGACTTGCCTTGCCGAGCATGGAGCGAAATAGACGAGGCGATAGACAAGTGCAATACCGCCCTCGCCGCGCCGCCGCGCAACTGCGACATTCCGGCAAAGGACATGGGCGAGTGGTGCGATAGGTTCTACGATTATGTCCGGCGCAACAACCCTGCTTGCATAAGGCCTTCGCCCCTCTACACATACCACGACGCGATTAAGTGGATGCTCGACGAGGCCAACACGAACAAGGAGGCGTGAGACTATGAAGATTGAACTTACAGGCGAAATAGCCGAATACTACGGAGAGCAGAATCCCGACCTTGCACCGCTCCCGAAGAAGGGCGTTGTGCTGTCGGCTACGGAGGACGAACTACGGGCTGTGCGTTTTCCCAAAATGCAGGGCGAGTTGGCTCTTGTTCCGTCCGAAGCAGTCTGCAACATGGCGAATAATGCGTTGAGTGCCGCGCTGGAACAGGTCAACAAGGTATATGACATACTGTCCAGACCATGCGTGTTTTTAGAAGAAGCACGCCAAGGTTGTCGTGAAGCACGTGGAGTTCTCATACCCGCCCTCGCCGCGCCGCCAAGGAACTGTGACAGGTTTAACAGCGGCGACCCCGTGAAGGACGCGGACGACGCATACGCCGAATGGCAGAGGTGGTGCGACGCCGCAGATATGCCGCCGTCCTGCAAGGTTGAATCTTCATTCAGGCAATGGCTCTTCGCAACTGCGAAGCCAAACGCGAAAGGAGCTACCGATGGCAAGTAAAATGCGCGACGCGCTTGTAGCCGTCAAGGAACTGCTCGACGGCGGCATTATGTTCCATAGCGCAACTCGCAAAGTCCACGAGCAGGTGAACGATGCGCTTTCCGGTCCCCGCCTAAATTGCGAAGTCGGGACGGTGCAGGAGCAGTCGGAGCGGTTTCGCGACTACTGCGAGGCGCACAAAGACAAATATGCAGAGTGTCTGTACTGCCCGCTTGTCGGCGAGACTGGCGGACACTGCGAACTGGCTTGGGCGCAAATGCCCTATGAAGAAAGCGAGGCGAAGAAATGCAATTAGGTATCAGAGACGGGCATTTGACGGAAGACGTTATACGTCCCGCTTTTAACTATTGCCGCATCCTAATGTTGCCGTTCAACGAACTGGCGTATCACGAAGTTGAACCGACATATCGCAGTAGGCTACATAATAACATAGCATTTTATCTCGACATAGATAGAGAACTGGTTGAGGCGGCTTTTGACAAGGCGAAAAGCGGCTATCGTCATTTTGACGACATCGCAAAAGTTCTTGACAGGTTTTGTGACGAGTTGAAACGCTGTGCAGAACTATCAGAGAAGGAACGCCATCCGTCTGTTTTGTCGATAGACGAGTTAAAGAATATTCACATAGATGGATTGCCGAGCATGAGAGATTCAGAAAGTGGGGTGACGAAATGAGAGTTGTAAGATACACGTTCGACGTATGCCTACGCGACGGAATAAACAAGGACGAATACAGCATGGGCAGTTTGATTGCGAAGTCGATTCTTGACACCGCTGGCGTATGTGGTTGCGAACTATCTCACAAGGCGGATGCCGAGGGGTACAGTTCCGTCAATGTGAACGACGCTATAAAGTGGCAACGCACTAACAGGCGTTGGCTTGGCGATAAGGGCGGCTCTCTATGACCTTCGCAGAGGCGATAGAACAGATGCGCAGGGGCGCGATGGTACGCGAGAAGGGGACTACCCTTTGGACGTGGCGGGGCGCAAGCGGGCGATGCTACTACGGTCTGAGACGCAATCATCCGCTACAGTTCAGAGACACGTTCCTGTGCGCCGAAGTGTTCGGCGACGGCGAATGGGAAGTGAAGAATGAAGGAGGCGAATCGTGAAGGTGATAATGGCTGGCGACATCATCGAATCCATTGTGCAGAGCGTGATGCAAGCCCTGCCCTACTCCGAGGAGGCCGTATTGCGCGGCATACTGGAGGAGGGGCTGCCGGAGCGCGGCATAGTCATCGAGGCGACGAAGGAGGAACTATCTGAACAGACCGGCAACCTTCTCTACAGGGATGTGACAGTCACACCGAAAGGAGCAAACTGAAAATGAACGAGTTAGACAGAGCCATACTGCTGGAGACGCGGGCAAGGCGTCTTCGGGTAGCAAAGCAAATCGGCGACATCCTCGGCACGAGATTCCTGCTCGCGGGCGGTGCGCTCACAAAGGACGACAACCCGAAGGACTTTGACATCTACGGCGTTGACGCCCCGATTCTGATTTCCGCCGTCGAACACAGGGTGCTGTGCCACGAGGCTACACGCGGCTACCTCTCCAAGACGGCTAACGCAATCACGGCGAACATCTACGGGCAGACAGTCCAGTTCTGTTCGTACTTCAAGCCCACCCCGCAGGAAACTGTCGCGGCTTTCGACTTCGCCCACTGCAAGGCGGGCGCGGTGTTCGGCGCGGACGGCTTGTTGCAGGAGGTCGTCGCCACGGACGACTTTTGGCTCTCGGAGAGCAACGGCACGACGTGGTACACGGGTAGCGAATACCCGCTGTCGTCGCTCATGCGCCTTATGAAGTTCCACAAGCGCGGATTGTTCGAGGGCGGTACGCACAAGTCCGCCGCAGTTAGAATCCTCTGCGACATCGTGGAGCGCGGCTTCAAGGACTACGAAGACTTCTTCGACCAGTGCTCGTCCATATCTGAATCGTTCAAAGACTACAACAGCGTGGACGGTGAAGTCCTTTACGAACTCCTACACAAGAAAGGAGAGGACTGAAAATGAGGAAGTGCGACATCGAAAAACTTGACTGGACTACCGCCTACTCGTACAGGCGCGACACCACGCCCCACAACATCGAACTGACCCTGCCGTTCGAGACGATGAAGGCAATCTGCGACAAGTGGAGCCTCCGCCCCGAACTAGGCGCGGGTGAAGCCTCTTACTCCGCGTTCCGCGACTGGCTCTGCCGCCACCGCAGGACGCGAAGCCTGTTCTACGGACACGGGACGGGCTTCGACATCCAATCGCTCGTGGAACTGTTTAACGATGACTTGAAAAACACCGAAAAACTAATGGAAGGAGAAGCAGGGAAATGAGAAGCGACGAATACAGCGAATGGGACGAATACATCGGCCTTGAAGCAATGAAGCACATTGTAGAAAATGCGATAACCGAAATCGCGCAAACTGTAAACGCCATACGCGACAAGCGCACCACGGACATGGAGAGCGCAATAAAGACGCTTCACCGCAACAGCGAATATCTCGATGTGGTGCGGGCCTCTTTATGTGCATTGCGCAATCAGCTATCGCAATGTACTATGGTCGGAACAAAAATAATGGCCAATGGAGAATCCACAATCAAAGAGGAAACAAGAGAGGAGCAGTCATGAAGGTGATAGACCTAAACATAAACGAATGGCAGGAATGGCTCGAAAAGTTCAAGGCGAGCGATGAATACGAGGTCGGTCGTGCGCCCATTGCGATGCGCATTGAGAACACGCCGTTCACGACAGGCCGCTTCGCCGGAGGGATGACCTACAACGGGACGCGATACACATACTTCGAGCCGAAGGTTCCCGGAGAGCCGCCGAACCCCGACGGAACGCCCCATGTGGCGTGGCTGATGGTTCGCATGGACTTTCTCATGTGGCTCACAAAGCGTCTCAAGGCCGGAGGCGGAAAGCGCGGGAAAGGCGGTGCGAAATGAGCGACAATACCGAAATAGAACGCCCCGCCAACTGCGGCGAGTGCGCGAAGTTCTGGGAATGCAAGGGGGATGGCTACGACGGCTTCTGCGACAATTGGGCTGGCGTCCCCCTCAAGAAAACTGATGTGTGCCACCCCAACATGGGCCGCAAGAAAACGGGAGGTGCGAAGTGAGCGACAACCGGAAATACGACAGGGCGGCCCGTGAATGGCTGCACAAGGAACACCCCGATGTCCCCTGTTGGCGATGTGCGCGTTGCCAGGGCATAGGAGTCAGCGCTTGCACCTGCCGCGACGACAACGGAAGCATTATGGTAATCCCATACAACGCGGAGCACAACTCGTGCATGTTCGTGTGGGATGTTGAGGCGGCGGCCCGCGAGGCCAGATCAAGACTCGGCTTCATGGGCTACGAATCGCTCCCGCCGATGGTGAAGGATGTCTACAACATTCTCGACAGCTCATTGAGCTACCAAGCCAAACTAGACAGGGAGAACGCGCGATGACGACGACGATTTTTGGTATCGCGCTCGCTCCTCTCTTCGCGGCGATGGCGCAGGTAGAGAGCGACGATGGGCGCACGAGCAACAACATATATCAAATAAGCGATGTCTACATTGATGATGTCAACAGAATAACGGAAAGCGCCAGCATAACTGTTAGGCATCACGGGCGGCGGATTCCGTATTCAATAAATGATAAATTCGACAGAGCCGCGTCCGAGGCCATGATGGCGACATATTGGCTGTACTACGGCACAAGATACATGACACTAACAGGCGAACGGCCTACTGTCGAGGTGTTCGCCCGCATCCACAACGGCGGGCCGAACGGATGGAAGAAACCGTCAACTCTCAAGTATTGGCACAAGGTCAAAGCCGCAATCGAGGCGGCAGAAGCGGAAGGGGCTGGACGATGAAGCCGAAATACGCCGACTGCTGCGATTGGTTCGACGCCGCGACTGGCAAATGCCGGAACCCGAACAAAGACCGCTCCCCGAAAACCGCAACCATCGCTGGCCATGTCGTGGATGTGACATGGAACGGCAAATGCATCGACGAGGAAACCGCGAATGACATACGGGCCGGAAAGTGCCGCCCGCCGCTCTCTTGCGAAATGGCCGAGTGCGATGTCGGCTCGTTGATTGCCAAAAGCAAGCCGTTTACGAGCGTATGCCCCAGGGGAGGTCGTAAAGGATTTGAGGGCCAGCGCATGAAAACCGTCTACGACCGGAACGGCGACATCGTTTGCTGCACAAGCGTAGTCTACAGGACGGATGGCGAAAGCAAAGACCTCGCCGAACTTATCGCCAAGGCCCTCAACCAATACGGCGAGGACAACACGGGAAAGGAAGGAATGGCATGATGGCGTGGAGGAAATGCCGCAACTGCGGCGTGTGGCACAAATCCAATGAGGGGGGGGGGTGTATTGCGTCCAATGCCTCCGGCGGGGACAGAGCGAATGGACGATACGGACGGCGAGAATGAGAAAGGCCAAATGGTGGCGATAGCGGAGGACTTATGAATCGTGGCGAGTGGCAAGAACTAAAAGAGCGGATATTCCGCGATTTCCCCAACCTGTGCTGGGTTGAGAATGTCAAGATGCGCCGGAGCATGGGCGAGCGGTATGGAGCCGACGAAGACCCTTATTTCGACGAGCATGGAGATTCAATCAACCTCCCGTGGGTGGTTTGCGACGACCCTTGCGCCCCGCTCTGCGAAATATTCGGGCTGTGCGGCTGCGGAGCGCCAGATGATGTCATAAGACGGTTCTACTATCCGTTCCTCAAGGCGATAGACGAGAGGCGCGAGTGGGAGCGGTCGCACTCCATGCTGGATAGCTTCAAGCGCTACAACGATATGCTTGCCGATAACATGATGAGGGTGATGTCCGGCAGAAGGGTCAACCTGACGGCCTTCAAGGTCGTGGACGACCAAACGGTCGAATACCTCGTCCTCTATGTCCTCAACGACAAGGGACTGACGGAACACGGCACGAGCATCGGCGGGTGCTGGCTTACGGAAAAAGGCAAGACGGCCCTCGCCATTTGCAAGGCTGTGTTTGCGGAAGAAAGTAAGGAGGCGGAGGCATGAGAGTTCTGTGCGCAAGAATGCGCCGTTGGTGGCGTCGCAACTTCGGGTGCGTCTATCTTTCCGAGAACGGGGCCGACTGGTATCGCTTCCGCGCACGGCGCGGGCGCGTCGCCCTCGTGTGGAACACGCTTTGCGGCGCGATTCCGTTCTATTGCCGCCTCGACGAATCCGGCCTCGTGCTGAACGAACACGACGATAGCATGAGGGGCTACGGACGGCCATACGGCTCGTGGCGGTGGGACTACGAGCCTCGCGGGAGGCTTGTCGGGGAAGGAGGCTACTGGTGAGGCTTTGCGAATTCGAGACATCCTCGCGCCGAGAGAGCTGGGGCCTGTATCTGTTCGCGTGGGCGAAATACAAGCGCGGCGACATCCCTACATCCGGCGAATACGACTACATCAGCAAGCGCGTCCACGCCAAATTCCCGACGGCGGAGCTCGTAAAGATGCGCCGGACGACGATAGCCGACAAGGACGGCGGAAATTCCACGCTCGTATGGTGGGAGTTCACTTGGTTTGTTGACGAAAGGAAAGCCAAACAATGAGACAGTTGAAGCGAAGCGAGTGCGCCATTCTCCCGCTTGTCCTCAAGCGGAAATGGTACGACATGATATCCTCCGGCGAAAAGCGCGAGGAATACCGGGACGACAAGCCGCATTGGCGGACACGCATAAAGCGGTGGCGCTCCGCACAGAGCCACGGCTGGGACGAGATGGACAAAAACAAGTTTCTCGTCATCGGGTTCTCGTGCGGCTACAGGAAGTCCGACATGTTCTTCCTGTCGCACATGACAGATTTGCGCGATTATCCGCTCCACCCGGAATGGGGCGAGCCAGAAACGCCACACTATGCTCTCGTGCTTCGTGAGCGCGTCGAGATCGCGGACTGAATTTCCATACAACAAAACCGAAAGGAGAAATGCAGAAAATGAAACACCCAGAACTGGCGTTGGTAAAGGAATTCCGCTGTGAAGTCTGCGAAGCGCATAGCGATTTCCCGACAGTTCGCATAATTGCGGAGGTCGCAATGAGCAGAGGATGCGTTTTCGAGGTAAAATCGGACGCCATAAAGCGCGACATCGAAAAGTCTGTCAAGCAATCCGTCGTATATGTGGAGGATGTGCCATGCGAGTAGAAGGCGAGGAGATAAGCGCCGTCGTGAGGGACATGGACGAGTTCTCCGACAAATGCATCGGTTCTAGGAGAGCCACGACGGAAGAAGCGCTCGCGTTGATAATCCACCAATACGCAAGGCGCGTGGAGGAGGCGGCGAAGCGTGCCGAGGCCGTGTTTGCGCACGAACTGGAGCGACATAAATGCGCCGCCGGAAACATCGCGGCCCTGCGCGGGCAGATTATGAACTGCATATCGAGGCTGAAATCCATCGCGATGCAGAACCGCGAATGGCAGATGTGCGCCAACAACGACATCATGGAATGTGAAGCGGCTCTTTCCGCTCCTTCGAAGAACTGCGACCGCTTCTTGAGCGCCGACGACGCGATAGACGGATTGGTTCGGAGCGGCATGCGCTTCTTGAGCGCGAACGCCCGCGAGGCGATATACTGGCTTTTCGCAAAGGCGGACTTTGGCGGCGCGAGGCCCGACCCGACGAAATGTGGCGACGACTTCACAAGGCAGGGAGCAGACAAGTGAGCAATCCAATAATTAAAATCATCGAGGGGGGGGGGCAGGCCAATTCTCGACGCCTGTTGCGGGGGCAAGATGTTTTACTTCGACAAGAAAGACCCCCGCGTCATATCCCAAGACATACGAACCGTGCCGCGACACAAGATAGAGTCGAACGGCTCCTATTTCGAGGTTGCGCCGGATGTCGTAGGGGATTTTCGGAACATGGGATTTCCCGACAACTCGTTCTCGGCCGTGATATTCGACCCGCCCCACCTCAAGTGCGGAGAGACATCCTTCATGTTCCACAAATACGGTTCGCTCGGCTCGGCTTGGGAGGAGGATTTGCGGCGCGGATTCGCAGAATGCTTCCGCGTCCTCAAGCCGGATGGCATTCTCGTTTTCAAGTGGTGCGATTCATTCCGCTCGCTGGAGGCGGTGATGGCTCTCGCGCCATACGAGCCCGTGATATGGCACAAGACTGTATCGCGAAGCGGAAGCAAGTTCACATATTTTGTGATATTCGTGAAGCGGCACAAGAAGGAGGTTTTTGAAGATGACGAAAGCCAACGATGAGGCGTCCGATTTCGGCAATGCCTGCACGAACGAAATAGGCCTCATCCCGTGTCCGTTCTGCGGCGGAACGATTGTGTCCGCCGAGACCGGGACTTGCGGGAGCGAAGATTGGGGCGAGGTGCGGTGCTGGGGTTGCGGCGCGACGATGCGCGAGAGATGCGATTTCCGCAACGGCGTAATGCCGAGCGACCTTCTCCAGCGGGCCGTCTACAAATGGAATAGGAGGGCCGTTTTATGAGGCGCAGGAAGAAGCAGAAAAAGACGCACGACGACCTCGTGGCGCACTTCCAGAAGCGTTGCATGGAGCGCTGGGGCTTCATACTGTCGCAACGCTTCCTCAAGGAGGAGATGGCGGCGCACCGCTTGCGCCTCCATTCGAAGCAATCCAACACGCGGACGCGGTTCATATACCCAGTGAAGGACGGTCGCGATATGGTCGTTGTCTACGACAAGGTGCGCCACGCATTCGTGACGGCGCTCTATCTCGACGAAATGACGGAGGATGACGGACAATGAGCGAAAGAGGATTGTTGCGGCGCGAACACGATCTGATGTCGCGCCCCGCCGTTGGCGGCGGCGAATACTACACCGTAAGATACATTATCTTCCGCAAGGGCGGCGGGTATGTGTGCAGCATGGGCGGGCCAGACGGCCCAAGCGGAGTATGCTGCTCGCCGATAAACGCGGTAAGGTTCAACACGGAAGATGAGGCCTGGGGCGCGATAGCCTCTTTTGAAGAATCGCTCGGGCCTGGGCACAAGGGCCAGCACACGGTGCATCTTTTATTTACACATTGCCTTGCAAAGGCGTTCGAAACAGAAACAAGGAGCAAGAAATGAAGGACGGAAAATTCGAAGCGGGCGACATCTACGCCCTCCTGTTGAATAGGTTTGGCGATTCCCGCCAATGGCTGTGCGCGGGCGAGGTCGGCGACAAGACGGGGTTCCAGTCGCGTCGCCTCGACTTCGTGGCCGTGAACTGCTACGAATCGCAGGGCCTTGGAATCCACGCGTTCGAGATAAAGATTTCCAAGTCCGACCTCCGGCGCGAACTCACCGACCCGTCCAAGCACAACATATTCTTCGACGACATCGACACATATTCGATTGTCGCGCCCGACTATGTGCTGGATGCCGAATACTGCTCCATCATCCCGAAGAACTGGGGGATATACAGGGCGACCGCCGCAGGGCCTATCGGCGGCGAAAATACGCTAAAGGTCGTGCGCAAGCCGCTGAACCTGCACGATGAGAGGAACCGCACCCTGCGACGCTCCTTTGCGTTTGGCCTGATTCGCTCGCTGCAATCCGGCATGGCGGAGAGGAACGCACTCGGCTCGCGCCTGCACGAGGAATACAAACGCGGCTGGAGCGAAGGGGAGAAACACGCCAAGTATTGCGCACACGACTACGAAAAGAGGTATTGCGAGGAGATAGCGAGGAACAAAAACCTCCGGGAGGTGGCACACAAGCTTGGTCTGCGCGGAGACGGCGGCTCGAACGACGGCTATCGAATCAGCGGACTAATCGCAGCTCGCCAACTCCTTGAAAACGCCAAGAGCATCGGTTGGTCGTCGGCCAACCTTAGGAGAAGCCTAGAAACAATCGAAATTGAGATTGCGGAATGCCAGAAATGCCTCGATGATGCGAGCAAGCCGCCGGACGCTCCCGCGCCGGAAGCGGCTCCGCCGCCTAGCGGCTGCTGATGTCCCTTGCGAGGGCCTTGCGTTCCGCTTGCGCCCTCCCGAAATCGCGCTCGGACTTCTGCGCGACCTTTCTTGCGGCGGAGATGTATCTTTCCGCCGTCTTCATGTTCCCCGCGCCCCTTATGGCCTCGGCATACATCCCAAGGCGGCGCTCCGCGTCGCGCAACGCCTCCGCAATCTCGTCGTAGAGCGCAACGGCCTCGTTTACGCGCCCTGCGGCCTCCGTGTCGCCGCCGAGCCGTCCGAGCGAGCGTCGGGCCGCCTCCTTGTAGACGCGCTCCACGGCGCGAATACGGCGCAATGCGACGGCCCTCATGTCCCCGATGTCAGATTCCGCCTTTTCGACGGCCTCTCCAATCGCTCCGGCGTCCGTTTTCGCCACATCGCGCCTGACGCGCGTAGAGGGGCCTTCCTCGCGTTCGCGCTCGGCCCGCATCTTCTCCCGTATTTCCTTCAAACGCTCAACAGCGGCGCTCCTGTCTGGCGATTCGGGCGCGTCCTGCGGAACGGATGATTCGCCGCCGTCGCCGCCGCCATCAATAGGCGGAAGAAGGGACAGTCCGGCGGCCGTCTTCGCGTCAAGCTCGTCGAGGCCAGTATCCATCCCTTCGGACTGGCATATCCGCACCCATTCGCGCCGCGATACATTCGTCCATGCCATGCCGGAGCCGAATGCGAAAGGCGGGAACGGAGAGCCGAGCGTGTCGCCGAATCCGCCGACGCCCCTGCCGAGCGCGTCCCATATCGGGCTGTCCTTCAAGGCGACTAACGAGCGCTTCGCCGCTCCCTGCCAGCCCACGGACGCGCCAGCCGCCTCCCAGCGACGCTTCCAGTCGCCGCGAGGCTTCTTCCGTGCGCCAGTCCGCTCAAGCCGCCAAGCCGGGTTCGTGCGGAGGAACACGGGACTTTCGCCAGCCGCCATCTGGCCCATAGAGCGGGCCTTCTTGATATTCGTTTCGAGGATTAGCTGGATGCGGTGCGACGCGGAAAGGTCGCTCATGGTTTTCGGGACGGCCGGAGGAACCCTGCCGTTGTCGTCGGGGAATCCGGCCTGCGGCGTGTAGCCGAGCGCATCGAGGCATTGCTGGAGGCTCCGTTCGGCCAACTGCGGGTTCGTCTCGCGCGAGGCCACGGCGAGGAGTTTCCTCTTGAGCATTTCGACATACGCCTTGCTTGTCGTTCGCGCCGAATAAAGGGCCTCCGCCCTTATCCTCTCGTTCCATGCGTCGCGCAATTCGCCGGACGAGAGGCGTGTCGTCCTCCCCCTCTGTCCGCGAATGATGTCCTGTTCAGCGGATGTCGGCACCTTCGTGTTCTCCTTGATTACCTCGTCGCCAATCCCCTACAGGAATGTGTCGAGAATCCTCCGTCGCCCCGTCGAGAACGAGGGGACGGCCCTGTTGGACGATGCGTCGTCCGTGGATTCCTTCGACCACGATTCGGGGATGAATTCGCCAGACGCGACCTTTGCGAAAACATCGTGCGCCTTTTCCCATGCGTCGGTTCTCGCCTCGTTCGGCTTTACGTTTATGCGCTTTAGGACGTCGAACGCGGCGAAGTCCATCGCGAAGGTCATGAGCCCCTCGGGTATCGTCCCCGGCCTCGGGCAGAGCGCTATCTGCCTGTTGGCGCGGCAGAAGCCGCGAACGCTCTCCGCCGTCTGCTCCAGAAGGTCGAGAACTGGGTCTGCCCCCGTCTGGAAGTCGGGGTGCTGCCGGAACATGTCCAGCTCCTTCTGGTTCAGCTTGGCCGCGATGTCGCGCAGCTCCGGTTTTCTCCAAGACATTTCGGAATGCCCTCCTTGTGCAATGCTATTTCGTCAAGCCGCCCACTTTCGGACTCTCCGCGCAGGGCGGCCTCCGGGGCGGATTCCGCCCCTTTCGCGTCAAAGGGGAAAAACAATAAACCCGGTCCGACATCATGATGTTCCGGCTGGGGCCGGGTCTTGCGACTTGCTTTCGAGGACCAATGGGACTATCATCGCGCCCTGCGGCAACGCTGGCTCCGGCCTCCCGCCGTCGTTCCTGTCGGCTGGGCTTTCCCCGTCCCCAGCGCCCGACGCCCCATCTTCGCACGGCTCGATTATTGCGGTCAGCTTCGTGTGGCGCTGGGTCTTGACGACGGCGAAATAACTGTTCGTCTCGCAGACCTCGTTCGTGACCGTGATTCTCGTCTGGTTGTTCCCCTTGACGATTGCGCCGCCCGTGAAGGCGAGGAAGTTGATGCTCCATTCTGTTCCAGGAACGGTCATGCCGACCTCAAGATTCGTGCCGTCCACAACCTTGCCGCCCGAGTATGAGGCGCAGCCCGTGAACATCGAGCATAGCGCGGCGATAACAACCAACATTGCGAGTTTCTTCATTTCCGTCGTTCCTTCCTGTAGTGGGCGAGCGGCCAGTCTATCGGCAATAGAGCCGTGTCTATCGCCGCCTCGCAAGCCGTGTCGCAAATACCTATGCAGCCGATTGGGATTGTGAACACATTTTCCCACATGAAGCCGCTGTTGCCGGGACTGTCCACCATCATCTGCGGAAAGGCGCAGATGAGCGACAGGGCGGCGGCCTCGCGCGAGCATTGGTATACGCCCTCTATCCGCGCTTCCGTCGTGGGAAAGCGCGTGTAGCAGTTCACGCACCCGCCGCAGAACATCACAACGCTCGCCACTATGTAGCCCGCCACGAGGACTGAGCTTGCGATTGTGGTCGCGATGTAGTATTTCAGCGCGGCGAGCGCGGTTATTGCCTTGCTGAACATCACTTGAGGCCCAGATTGAACCACTTGTTGAGGTAGTGCTTGATGCCCTTGAAGCCAAGGCCGAGAATCGAGAAGCCGTTGTAGGCGATTCCGACGCTCATTCCGTTGACGCTCGGAACATTGGCCTCGATGATCTTGTCGAACTCGGCGCAGATGCCGTCCACCTCGGACTGGTCTATCTTGCCGTCGTTCGCAAGGCCCTCCGTCCATTGCTTGCCATAGGCGATTATGGCGTTGCCGATTTCGACGGCCGTCTTGTTGCCGCCCTCCAACGCGCACTTCGCCGCCGCCTTTTCGACGGCTGCGCGATGAACCTGCTTGATGATTTCGTTGCTCGTCATTTTGTATTTCTCCTTGTTTTTCGGTTTTTGTTCCTGTTCCGTCCCCGCCTCGTCAGCGGAAAATCTCCATAAGGGCCTCCTCATCAGCGCTCCGGCGGCACGTGCGCCTGTATTTCGCGCTCCACGAGCCCCATACGGCGGCTATGTCCGTCACCTCTCCCGCAGAGCCGCCCTCGCCCATAATCCTCGTAGGCGACTTGTGGCCGTAGGCGCGGCATCCGCAGCCTATCTGGCCGGATGCGTAGCCCCGCATCGAATTGTGCGTCCCCTTGCCGGAAAGCGTAAGGATGAGCGTGTTGTCCGGCTCGTCCTCGCCGATGTTGTACGACGGGTCTGCGTCTATGGCGAACGAAACGGAGGCTGTCTTGAACTTGTCCTTGGCATTGCTCCCGATGAGGTGCCACAGCACATTGTCGGCGTATGTTTCGTACGAAACCCTCTCACCTCCAATCTTGTAGGTGCGGTTTTCGAGGCCGCGAATCTCAAGCGACGGCTCGCCGCCGTCCTCCGGGTGGATGACAATGAGCGTTCCCTTAATAGTCTGTGTCTGGTATTTCCGGCTGCCGAGGGATTCGGCATTGTCGTAGATGCGCGGGATGTGGAGGCGCATCGTGAGCGCGTATTCCTCCACGGTCGAGCCCCACGAGCGGACTGGCGACGCAAATGCGAGCGCCGCGACGATTGCGGCGACGAACGGCTTGAACATGTGCGGTTTCTTCATGCGAGACTTCCTCCACATATTGCCCGTCGCGTCAATATGCGGGGGCTATTGCGCCGCGCCGCTGCGTATGATTTGGTAGACGGCCGCTCCGATGCCGCCCGCCCCAGCGGCCTTGAGAAGCCAGTCCAAGGCTTTCAGCGCAAGCACAGCCCCCTTGGCCCGCTCCTTCTTGGCGCGATAGTCCTTGTCAGTCTCTTTTATGGAGGGCAAGTCCTTCTTGATTTCGTCCACATCGCGCTTGATGCCCTGTATCGCCTCCGACTGTATTGCGTCGCTGCTTTTCAGCTCCTTTATCCTGTCGGCCATCTTGCGCTGGCAGTCTAGCTGCATGTCGTCCTTCATGTCGTAGACGACATCCAGCGCGGCTTCGCGGGCGACTGGGTCTTTAATCTTCTTGGCCTCGTCGCGCCGCTTCTGCCATTTCTCAAGCTGGTCTTGTGTCATGTGGCACGCCCTCCTTACTGCGCGACAGAGGCGGCAAGTATGGCTTCCGCCGTCGCGTCGTCCACGCCTAGTGCGAGCTTTGCCGCCTCGTAGTAATGCGAAAATCCCTCGAAGTCGTCTGATATCACCTGCGCATCGTTCCACGCGTCCAGCGCGGAATACCCAGGCGCGACCTCGAATGACGCAAGCCATGCTTCCAGCTCTGCGAGCTTGCCGATCTGGGCGATGGCAATCTTTAGCCTTATCTTGGAGAACTCTCTGGGTATGCGCCGCGTGTCCTCTTCTCGCTTGCGCCACATCTCCTCTGCCCTGTCTGCGCTCATGGCCTCCGCAGGCGTCGTGGCGAACATGCCGCCAATCATTGTCGCCGCCATGACGACGGCCGCAACCATCCTACTATTCATTTTTGGTTTCTCCTTTCACTTGTTTGTAGAAATCGTCAACCTTCTGTAGCAGTTTCGCGCTGTTCCCTTTCTCCATACAGGCCCTGACGCAACGGTAGCTTTCGTCCAATGCGTCGCCTGGCGCTTCCCCGCGCCTAATCTTGTGCGCGAGCCGCCGTAGCCTGCGCTTTACCTCCTTGACCCTCTTCGGGTCGCGGAACATGAGAACCTTGCCAGTTTCTGTGACGCGGAAGTGGAAGCCCAACAGCACAGCGCCGTCCTTTGCGTCAACTATCCGCGTTTTTGCCGGATGCAGCCGAAGTCCAATCTTGGACGATTCGCGCCCAATCTCCGCGAGCAGCGCAAGCGCCTCATCGTCGTTGCGTGCTGGCATTTGAAAATCGTCCATGTAGTGCATGTATATCGCCACGCGGACAACTTCTTTCATGTGGTGGTCTAGTTTGTCTGGGTATGATATGCCAGCAATCTGAACCATCTGCGAGCCTGGGTTGTAGCCCGTGTCACCCTTGTATTGCTTGTCTAGCGTCCGCGCCGTGAACGCCGCAGTCCACGGGTCGAGTTTGTCCGCGAACATTGCGTTGGTTAGGTCGTGCCGCATCGAGCCGTAGTAGTCTTTGAAATCAACCACGACAATCTTAAATTTGTTTGTGCGCCCGTATCGTATGTACGCCCTGCGGAGCGCGGCCTTCCAGTAGTTCCGCGCAGCATCCGTGCCTTTCCCCTTTTGACAGGCGAAGTTGGCGTATATCAGGCTCCGCGTCATGGCTGGGTAGTTGCGGTTGTCGTTTACGCTCCTCTGCACAGTCCTGTCACGCAGCGTTATCGCCAACGCCTCGCGCTTCTTTGGATATGTGAGGTGCACGGGATGCGTGCGGCCCTCCTTATACCGACCGCTAGCGAGGTCGTTGGCGAGCCGCACGATGTTTTCAATTATGTGGAGCTTGAAGTTCTGTGTAGACCACTTCCATCCAACTCCCTTGAAGCATCTGCGGGCCGCCCAATATAGCGCATCGAATCCTATCTCGTCATCAAGCTCCGGCGAAAGTAAAAAGGCGGCGGAATAGGCGGTTGGGATGCCGTCGCATCCGTCCGCCGTCGCCGCCCGATTGTTCTCCGCCGTTTCCGGCGGAATGGCACTCGGCTCCCTGTGTTTGTGAATCGCACTTGACCTAAACATACGATAGGCACTTGACGGCGAAGTATACGCAGTCGGGAACGCCCGCATACGCGTTGTACGCGTTGTTGTTGTTGAGGTTGCCCGTGGTGTTGACATTCCACGCATTATTCGAGTTGCCCCGATTGGCCGACCGCAAGCGGCAATTGACCGCCGAGCGAACGATTTAGCCTACAGCCATCTCCGCCCTCACCTTGCGGCTTGGGCGAAATCTTTTGTTTTGCGGGCGCGGCGGCGATGGACGAAAACCTCTTACGGTCGCTCTCGTGCCATGCCCGCAGACGGTCTTTCAGTTCGACCGTCTTGGCGTTCCAGAACCATACCTTTTTTGGCTTTTTGGCAAGGCGCGTAAACTGGCGTTTCGCCATGTCCTCAAGCATTAGAAGCCAATCGACCTGCGCAAGCGCGAATTCTTGCTGTGCAAGGCGCTCTCCGGCCAGCTCCGGGCATTTGCGCACATCAATCGAATTTGCCTCCGCAATCCGGCGCAGTATTTCAAGCGTAGTCTCGAAGATGTGAATCATCGTCATGTCGCGGAAGTCCTGCGTCGGCTGGAACACATTTTGATTTGACATTATTAGGCAGGTGTGCGCGTGAAGGTTCATCGCGTCAATCACGACCTGAAGCTGCGTAGGCTTGTGGTCTGCCGCATGATATTCGGCCCTGCCCATGCGTTCGTATTCCTTTTTTATGTTTTGCGCCCGCCGCTCCGTAAACTTCGCGGCGGATTGCAAGATTTACCAGATTACACAGGCGGGAACGCCCGCATACGCGTAGTACGCGTAGTAGCTGTAGAGGTAGCCCGTGGTGTAGACAAACCACGCAACATTCGAGTAGCCCCGATTGGCCGACCGCAAGCGGCAATAGACCGCCGAGCCGTGATTGTTGACCGCGAACTGTCGACGAGCACGCGCAATCCTGCACTTTGTGGCAAGATAGATGTAGTACGCCTCCGTG